GGGATAAGATCCAAGACAGCCGGAGGCTGGGTAGTATGCAGTGTAATGGGTGGAGGTGGAGAGTGTAGTAAATATGGGGGGCATGTGTAATCAGTGTGTAATTAGACCGGGGGGGTGGGTTGGCAGGTGTAGCTGCCCAGACAGAAACCCCCCACCCTCGACAATATTAGGTTTTTCTGTACTGCGATTTTTATAAAATTTGGTGGAGATGATGGGAATTGAACCCATAATCCTATGTCCCTAGATCCCACGATCCTTAGCAGCGATTAGCATACTAGTCGGACTCGAACCGACTACTCGCACCAGCATCCCCTCGACACATATGCAAAATTTTATATATGTATCAATCCTTAAAGAGTTCCTCGGCCATTTCCTTGGCTGCCAGTTCTCTGAGGACACCCTCACGCCATTTGTTGATTTGGTTCATCAAAGAAGAAACTGAAGGTTTCATCATGGTTATCCTCTATGAGCTATAACTCATATCTGTGGTTTATGAGCTATAGGTTATACTGCTCAGACTCACGAAGTGAGTTGGAGTACGAAGTGCTCACCTGCATCAACAAACCTACTTGGCTGCCTTCGGCCTGCTACGCAGATTGCTGCGAGTTGCTTCGCAACTCTTGCAATGCCAAGCATGTTTCTTGATTTGGTTCGCAAGCTGTTAGGTGTGGGTAGAGTGAGGAGAAGGAGCCTGACTCTGGGCTACGGGTGAGCGCAGCGGGGCGGGTATGGTTTGATCTGAGGTGAAGACAGAGTTATCCCGGTTCGGCCCTCAGATGCCGCAGCACCCAGCTACGGAGGTACGGTTTTGAGAAACCCCTGTCAAGATCTGCATTTCTGCACAGTGGTATGTGCATTTTTGCTTTTGATTTAGTTTCAAGAGGTTATGGCGGAAGAGGTGGGATTCGAACCCACGAAACCTTTCGGTTTGCTGGTTTTCAAGACCAGTGCCTTCAGCCAGACTCGGCCACTCTTCCGTTGGTGGTGGGGGAAGGAATCGAACCAACGACATGAGGATTATGAGTCCTCCGCTCTACCTCTGAGCTACCCCACCTTACCTTGGTCCGTGTATCAGGATTCGAACCTGAGACCTATAGTACCCAAAACTATCGCGCTACCAGACTGCGCTATACACGGAAGAAGGTGGTGACTCCTTACTCGTAAAGTATTCGAATGCCAAGACAAACTGCGAGAGCGTGTTCAGCTTTTGCACCGGGGGATCTTTCCCAACCACGAAGCATGAACATTGCTGTGGCGTGTTTGCAGATCCAGTCACAGTCGATAGCCATGCACATGCGATAGGCTTCTTGTTGGTCACGGACCAGACCCTGCTGAACCATGAGAGAACCTTCATGACGGATGGGGTTGAAGATGTTCTTGGATGGGATACCCGAGGCTATCAGAGTTTCCTCTGCCTTGTAGAAGGCAGGTGCATTGTGGTCAGCGTGTCCACTCATGGGACCAGCGATGTAAAAGAGTTCTGAGGAATCATGTTCTGACATTGGTTTTCCTTTTCATTGTCATGAGGCCGATATATCCTTGGCTTATGAAGAACCGAAAAGGAAGAGGTCATGCAGCTATGTTGGATTTTCTTGAGCGTCTTGGCCTTGACTTCGATGGCATTGACAATGGTTTCAGTGTCAAGCTCCATTCCATCTTTGTTGGTGGTGAGAGACCCCAGTCCCTTTGTGCGTTTTTGGTCCACAAGGGATACCGAACTTTGGTCCGAATCATTGGAGTGAAACACTGTCTGAGGTCATACGACCGATACTACTAAAGACAGCCTAAATCCCAAAAAAGAAGGGAGCGGCTTCGCACCACTCCCTCTAGAATACCAGTCAGTTCTTCTTTGGTTCAGGCGATGGATCGGAACCCAAACTCCACATTCACGAGATCAGTGGCTGCCCATGGTGCAGAGGTTGCAGGATTTTGAGTCCAGTCAGTGACCTGATACTCTTTCGAGAACGGGACATCGAAATCAGGAGTCAGATAATCCACCCCAGACATTCGGATGAGATGCCGAAGTTTGGTAGGTGAGTTCAGACCCCGAACAGTAGTCGTGACTTGCACAATGTTCGAGATGTTGTTCGCACCAGTGTATGGGGTCAGGATCGTAGACTGACTTTGGTTTGGTGAGACCGTGGTCATACCAGTCGTCGGGTCATCGTCAGACAGTGAGACGAGAGGACCATCCCAGTTTCCATACACACCAGCAGAGACCGGACGAAGAAGGTCAAGGCGAGCGTTCCGCGTATCACCGTCAGCAACAATGATCTCTGAATAATGGGTAGCGTTCAAGAAGTTGCCATCACTATTACCACCACCAATCCACATGAAACGAGGTTTTCGTGCATTGAGTTGGTTATAGGCAAAGCTACGTTCCAACAGAAGAAGTTCATTCACATAGACACGGAACTCAGCTTGCAAGGTTCCGAGTTTGACTTGAATATCAATCGTTCGGACTGAAGCATTTAAGAAAGGAATGAAACGAGCATCACTGAATATGTTCCCATCCATGACAGTACGCATTGTCCAACCGTTTTCCGTACGATTGCGGAAAGACAATTGAAGAATACGATCACCATTGATGTCCGTCAATTCACACAGAGGATCATCAGAGTTCACCCACCAGATACGGTTGCCCACGTTGAAGTGGAACCATGTCTCATCAGTAGTTGATTCTTTGATCATGGGAGAAGAAGCAACTGTGCTGATTGGCATTTCAATTGAATATGGAACCCGACGTGGGTCATATGCCCAGTCAGGGGAACCAATTACAGATCCCGGAAAGTGCGAGATGGAATTGGATGCGAAGAGGATGTTAGGCATTGGTTTGTCCTTTCTGACTGGTAACGCCTGTTTAGTAGATTGACCCTTTGAAATCTAGGGCGAAGTAAGCCCCAGTTCCTGACCCGGCAAACCCACTTGGGTTAGCAAGACCAATGGCAATGTCAGCAGCACCACCTTGCCATGTACCAATTCTTCGAGCGATACCATCCCGAATCATGTAATCATTCTGTTCATCATTGAAGTCGATCCAACGAGTACGACCTTCGTTGGGGTCAACTGGATTGGTTGCTGCATCGAGATCGAAGAACCGCAGCAAGAATGCTTCACCGACTTCGAATTCATGTGAAGAAGTACATGCTTGGGATATCCAAGTAGGACCAGCACTCAAACCAGCAGTGGAAAGAGTGAAGTCTTCCAGAACTTCAGAGATCATACCGGGCTGGAAACTACCATTCTTTTGGAAGTTGATCCGAGCCAACTGCAATCTGAAGTTGAAAGGGGTTGGTTGGTTGTCATCAACCAAGACCCGGATCTCATCAATGTTCAGACGAGTTTCACACGTCCAGACTGAGCCTTTTCCAGCATAGTCATCCCCTTCAAAGTTATCTCGGCTGTAGGTATAACCTGCCCCAGTAAAGTATGCAGTGTACCAGTCATAAGCTCCACGGGGGATTGGGAATTGCTTACGCTCACCAGAGGTGAATGTACCAACCATCTCTTCACGGTAGAACTGAACAGGAGTCCATCGAAGACCATCGTTGGAACCTTCGATGTAGAACTCACGACCAACCTGAAGTGAGTCACTTCCTGAACGAGCAGTGATGTCGATGACTTCAGGACGGACAGGAGTAATCATGTCATACCCAACCCAAGCAGTACCGTTGGCAATGCCGTTCTCTTCACCAGCCCAGTAACCTGTGTTGCGAAGATCATCGAAAGCAAAGTCTGCATTGAGCACACCAAGACCAGCCGATCCGAAAATAGGTGAACCTCCGGTTGCAAGGTCAGTGCCAGCAGGAGTTGGACGGAACTCAATTTCAGAGAGACCAGTACCCGACCAAGTGTTGGCTTTAGTGAAACGAAGACGCCACTGTTCGAAGAGAGGACCAAAGTTACGGTTGTTTACTTTGGCTCCCTTACGAATGTACATGGACACGTCATCAATACCAGCATCGTTACTGGTTCCTGATTGGACGTTGAACTCCAGATAGATCCGAACCCAACGAGTCATTGGGGGAATCGGATCTTCGAAAGCACGATAGAACCAGATATCAGCAGGAGACGACCAAAGACCCGGACCATTGTCTTGACCAATGAGAGTCATGTTCACATCGTAGAATTCAACACGGACATTGGCCATGTCGAATCCTTCTTCAGAGAACTGATACCAATAGGTTTCGAGATTGGTCAAACCCAGATCCACATCTGGAATCCATGCAGCTTCAATAGGTACGTTCTGCCAGATGTACGAGAATGGGGTATTGGATCCACTTGGATCTACGTTATCACCACCATTCCAAGAGTAGTCACCACTTCGTCCATCATCAGACACAAATTGAACTGAACCGAAGTTAGTCCAGCCAAGCATACCCATTTCAGCATCAGGGTTCTTCAGGTTCATATGAACCGGAACACCTTCCACCAAAGGATCAGCATATTGCATGTTGATTACAGCAATTCCAAAATTACGTTCAAGAACTGACAAAGTATCTGGTTGTTGAAGACCTGTGATAATTGGAATGTCCATGGCATTGGTATCGAAGCGATCATCACCAGCCATACCCGTAAGGTAATAGGCAACACCCCTATTTACATCCATACGATCAAGAGCACCAAGACCAGTCGTAAGAATAGTACGTTGATCATAGGTAACTTGTGCATTGGCTCCCGGTTGAAGACCAGTGATCAGGAAGTTTTCCTGTTCATGTACTTCAATTGGTTCAATGATCGAGATGTTCAACGGAGATGAAATGGTGATGTCTTGACCAATGATATTCACACCTCGAATCTCAACAGTGATTTCAGCACTGTCGTATTCGATAGTGGAAGTCCAAGTCTTCTGAGTGGCAAACGGAATATCAACTCCATCAGCCATCCATTGGTAATAGAACACCGCAGAAGGTGACGCAAACCACGTACCTTCTTCAGCAGTCAGAACTGCCGGGATCAAGGCATCACCACGAATCCAAGCATTGTTGGATGACACGGGCGGGAACCGATACAGAGGAGAAGATGCTTCCCGCCCATAAAGGCTGGAGACCAAGTGAACACCTTCCCGAATTGACGGTTCAATGTGAACTACGTCAATAGACCGGGTACGATCATCATCTTGTCCCCATAGATATAGCGAAGGATGAGGCATTAGCGGAGCGGTCCTTCAACATAGAAAGTTGCATCACCAGTAGCGATGATCCGAATATCTGGCATGTTTGCACGAGGGAGACGAACCAGATTCGATTCATTTACAGTGTAGCTGGCTTCAGCCGGAGTGAACCAGACACCAAGATGATTCTTCACTTGGAACTGCACAGTACCAGCGTTGCAAACACAGGTCACGTTCAGATCTTGAGCATAGGGGCCAGCGGCAAAAGCAATCACATCTTCCCCACCTTCTTCGACGCGATCAGCGACGGTGTACCAGATTGGAGTGCAGAGATAATTGGTAGAGCATGTTTGTGGCATTTGCTTTCCAGTCTTGCTTTAGGTTATAGGGCATCCATGTGACTGCATTACCACAAGAACGGAGCAACGAGCAATGCTTACACTCAAAGAGGTACAAGACTCTCTACCTGCTGGCCAGAAAGGTCACATTACGCAGGATATGGTCAATCAACTGAATGCTCTGTCGAAGGATCCGGAAGAAGCTCGATACATTCGAGAGAACTTCATTTCCTTCTCTCAGGTTCTGGCTGAAGGACGATTCAAGCTCGGTGATTATGTGCGTGCAGTCATGTACGTTTCGCACAAGGTCATGGGAAAATCAAACCTTGATGCGTATCGTTCGACTTTCCCAGATCGTTATACTCAGATGGTTTCTGATGGACGATCCAGCAAGGACATCGCTTCGTATGTGGCTGCCTACAACAAGGGCAAGCTGGTGAACATGGTTTACGAACGAGCCATGATTCCTACATGGGTTCTGAATCAGGACATCTTCCAAGCTGCAATCAACACTCAATACGAAATCATGAATGATGTGAGTGTGAGTGATAAGGTTCGAGTGGAAGCAGCAAACAGTCTTCTGACTCACTTGAAGAAACCAGAAGTGAACAAGGCTGAACTGAAGATAGACATCGGAATGAACGATGGGATGAGAGCACTTGAAGCTCGTATCTCTGAGATGGCTGAGATGCAGATGCGAACCATTGAAGGGAAGAAGATGTCAGTGCAGGATGTGGCTGCATTGCCAATGAATATCCCTGATGCGGAGATCATGAATGAGTAAGTTCTTTGGAAACAAGTCGGTAGATGACTACCTGAATGAAGTGGACTTTGACTGGCTGAACAACGGGGGATACGTTCCTTCGAAGTTCAGCCTTGAGTTCATGAACTTCATCAAGCTCTGCAATGATGGTCGAGGTGAAGACAACAAGACTCCAGTCATGCACCTTGCAATGCTTGATAAGCTACCGACCAAGCACAAGAAGATCACGAATCTCTGTGCTCGTGGTACTGCAAAGACGACTCTGATGATGGAGTACCTGACTCTCTATCTGGCTATGTTCAACAAGATCCCCGGCTTTGGTCCTGTTCCCGGAATGCTGTACATTTCGGATTCGATGGACAACGGGGTGAAATCAGCACGGGAATCAATCAAGTCTCGATACTACTCCAGTGAGTTCTTACAGTATTGGCTGCCAGAGTCAGGAGTTCGATTCACTGAAAACTACATGGAATTCTATAACCGGAATGGTGGGAAGTTTGGTGTGAAGATGTTCGGTGCCAAGTCTGGTATCCGGGGTACAAAGATTTTCAACCGTCGTCCTGTGCTTGCTGTGATGGATGACTTGATCTCAGATGCTGATTCCAAATCACCAACAGCAATGGAAGCGATCAACGATACGGTCTACTCCGGTGTTCAGTATGCTTTGGATCCAACTCGTCACAAGATGATTCTGAATGGAACACCGTTCAATAAAGAAGACATCGTGTATCAGGCAATTGAATCTGGTGCTTGGCAGGTAAACGTATGGCCAGTCTGCAAAGAGTTTCCCTGTACAGAAGAGGAATTCAGTGGAGCTTGGGAAGACCGATTCACTTACCAGTACGTGAAGGAGATGTATGAGTCTGCTGTCATGGAAGGGAAAGAGAAATCCTTCCGTCAGGAACTTATGCTTCGGATTACCTCAGATGAATCACGACTGATCCAACAAGATGAGATTGGTTGGAAGTCTCGGATGGACATCCTGTCTAATCGGAAGAACTACAACTTCTATATCACCACTGACTTTGCCACTTCGTCCAAGCAAACCGCTGATTACACAGTGATTTCTGTTTGGGCCTATGACAAGGATGGGAACTGGATTTGGGTTGATGGTCTGTGCGAACGTCAACAGATGGGCAAAACTATCAACGATCTGTTCAATTTTGCACAGGAGTATTCACCTCAAGGTGTGGGTATCGAAGTCACCGGACAACAGGGTGGGTTCATTCCTTGGATCATGAGTGAGATGGATCGTCGTGGAATCTACTTCAATTTGACCCATGATCCCAAAACCAACAAACCGGGTATCCGACCGATGACGGACAAACTGTCGCGGTTCAATCTCGTGGTTCCGTTGTTCAAGGCTGGGAAGATTCATTTTGCGTCGGAAATGAGTAAGACCAAGACTCTTGGCTTGTTTATGGAACAGATCAGTCTTGCTACTCGTGATGGTTTGATGGGCAAAGATGACTGCCTTGATACTATCTCGATGCTGACTGTAATGAACCCATGGAAACCAAATCCAGAAGAACCTGTTGAACCACAGACTCAGGTATCGACTAAGGATGTCATCTGGGGTACAGGAGAGGAAGTCGAAGAAGAATCCGGGCTAGGAGCCTACATCGTATAAGGAAAGTCCCATGCTCTTCACAGATTTCACCTTGAAGCTGGCTCGCGGCCAACTGAAAAACACAGCGGTTGTCGATGACCAAGATCTCGGTGAGATCAATCCCGGTCATGAAGATCAACTGCTTGAGCTTACCAATCAGGGACTGATCGACATCAGTACCCGAATGAAGCTGTTTGAATCGACCTATGCTCTGACGTTTGTGACTGGACAGAACATCTACCTGTTGAACTCAACACTTGATGCTGTCTTCGCTGACTATGTGCGAATGCTGTCGATTCATGCAGTTCCGAAAGATCTGGAAGTGATTCCAGCCAATGAGAGAACCTTTGTTCCCAAGACTGGTTCACTCATCACCATGCCCTCTCCGTTCTCGATTCGATTCTCGAATCAGTTCATGGAGGATTATGCACCAGCAGTAGATCTCAAGTTCCAGACCAAACATCCGGCCATTGATGTCAATGGTACGATGCAATTGCCTCATCATCTCTATGAAGCTCTGGCGCTTTACGTCTCTGGGTTGTATCTGTCCCATATGGGTGGAGAAGAACACACAGCGAAAGGCGATTCCTATTACGGTCTGTATCTGAGAATGATGGGTGAAGATATCATCGAAAACAAATCTCAGACTTCGGAAGTATTGGATGAAGACACTCGCTTCCAAGATCGAGGATTTGTCTGATGAGTGAAAAAGATCCAAACCTTTTCTTTGAGGTGTTCAACCAACGTGCTGCGATCCTCACGTTTTTTGGGGCATTGGGCGGTTCAGTCAGAGCCGCTGTCCTAAAAACTGGTTGGAAAGAAGGGCTGCGTGTCGTATTCGTGGGGGGTGCCGTCTCTTTTGGCGTCGGTGTTCTTGGGCCTGTTCTTATGAAACCATGGATTGGAGACCTTCCAGATGAAATGGCAGGAGCGATGGGAACCCTCACTGCTGCTTCATTTCTCATTGGCCTCGTGGCTGTGACGCTTGTAGAGCGTTTCATCAGTGGTGAATCCAATGAAGCCTTGGACCCAAAGCGTCGTGAATATGGTCCTGAAGGTCGAGTTGATTCGGAGGAAAACCCATGAGCAAGACAATGATTCCACAGCTTCGTGTTGAGAAGAGTGGCAATAAGAACAAGGATGATTTCCGTGTTCTACTTGCTGGTATTATTCTGTGTGTTCTCATGATCTTCGGACATCGAACGTACCTTGGCTTGTATGACACGTTCATTGCTGAACGTCCTTTCATCACAGCTACCATTGAGGTGGTTCATGTAGATGCAGAGGTGAATCCTTTGATCCTATATGATGCTGATCCAAATCAGAATGTGAACGGAGTGTGGATTGCTTCAGTTTATCATGAAGACGGAACTCGTTTGACTTCACGTCGTGGAATGGGAAACTATCGGGTTGCTGATGACATTCCTCGTTTCTGGGCATGGGAAGCATTCTTCGACAATGAACAGTCAGATCCACCTGCTATTCCAGAAGAGCCATTCTATGTCTGTGTCAGATACGATGTGATGGCAAACGATACTCAGGTTACTGACTCGACAGATGATTTCTGCTCGAATGTCTACGACCCAGAAAACCCGAGTACCACTATCAGTAAAATTCTATCGGATGGGATCATCAGATGACGTACAACACCAGAGAATATCAAGGTCGAGTGAACGGGATCCTAGGTGGTCCTGTTCTTACTGTGGATGGGATGATGGGACCAAAGACTCGATCAGCCATTCAAGAAGCCATGAAGATAAAAGGAGTTCGAGATGCAAAAGACCTGTTCACTCGCGGAGTTCGTGGGATTGTCTGGCATTGGACTGCTGGTGCTCATGGCGTTATTGAGCTTGAACGTAATCACTACAATTGGGTGTTTGACAGTCTGGGCAACGTATACGATGGCAATCACTCAGTACAGGATCAGGTCAACTATGATGTACGATCCGGGGTGGGTGCGTCTCATACCAAATCTATGAACACTGGTTGGCTTGGTTTGTCTGTTGATGCAATGGCTGGTGCTGTTGAGTCACCTTTGAACTGGGGAACCAATCCTCTGACATGGGCAGGGATTGATGCCATGCTCGATTGGACCATGGATCTCTGCAAGGAATATGATATTCCAGTATCGCCATGGACTACACTTAGCCATGCTGAAGTACAGCAAACGCTGGGTGTGCAGCAAAGATTCAAGTGGGATTACAAGGTACTTCCCGGATACACTCGTGCAGAAGATGCACGGAAAGTTGGGGATGTCCTCAGAGATAGGATGTTGAAACGATGATCGGACAAAGACAGCTTATCGTTCTCGCTGCATCAGTCGCCCTCTTGGGGGCGGCTTTTGCCTATGGCTACCACAAAGGTACAGTGAACCAGATTGAGAAGTACGAAGAGGATCGTCAAGAACTTCAGAACGAACTTCTTGATCTCAATGAATCTCTTAGCGTAAGGAACGCTGAGATTCTTCGGCTGAACCGTGAGAAAGAGGGTTTGATCAATGAACTTGAAAACCAAGCACTTACTGCCGAAGGTTCTGCTGGTCCCGGTGTTGCTACTACTGGTGGGTTGCAGCGGCTGGAGCGCAGATGGGGTCCGAGTCCAACCTCTCCCTGAGAATGTTTCAGCACCTTGTCCTCATCCTTCAGATGTCATTCGGTCGGTGAATGGTACTTCTGTTGGTTCAGATGAAATCCGTATGGGTCGTCTTGGCGATGCTCTCATTGAGTGTGGTCAAGAAAAAGATATTGCTGTACAGGGTTATGAACAACTCTCGGAAATCTTGAGGTGATCCGATGCAAATGAATGACGAATATAAAATCCAGTCGGATAACCGTAACGAAAGTGCTTCAAACAAGGGTGTCGATCCAGACAACCTTGATGAAGTATTTGAGGAAACTCAAAAAGAAGAAGTCACTGGTAACAAGCTGACTGAATGGGAAAAAGAACCGACTCTGGAAGATCTTCGTCAAGACCTTGAGTTTGCTCGTCAGGAAACTGATGACCAGAAAGCAAACGTCAGTGGATGGCTTGATCTGCGTAATGCTACGGGGGCAGAAGCTCCCAAGAAAGCCAAAGCAGGACGATCTGCTGTACAGCCTAAGCTCATTCGTAAGCATAACGAATGGCGTTATCCTGCTCTGACTGAGCCTTTTTTGAATACGGATCGTATGTTCCAAGTGCTGCCTCGGACCCATGAAGATGGTCCGAAGGCTGAACAGAACCAAGTTGTTCTCAACTGGCAGTGGGATACGAAGATCAACAAAGTGGACTTCATTGATCGGTATGTACGTACAGCCGTTGATGAAGGTTCTGTTGTGGTTCGTGTTGGATGGGAACAAGAGTTCCGTACTGAGAAGGTTGAAACGACCAACTTCAGCTACTTTGCAGTTCAGGATGAACAAGAAGCAAAGATGATCGAGTCTGCTATTCAGATGATGCAGGCTGAAGTTGCTGATTGGGAATCACTGCCTGAAAGTCTGAAAGCCTCTGCTGAGATGTCAGTGGAAATGCAACAGCTTGTGAAAGCTGAACCAGATGGGATCATTGAAACCATTGAAGAACGTATGGTCAAGAATTGCCCATCTGTTCGTATCATCAATGTGGCTAACCTATTCGTGGATCCTTCATGTGAAGGTGAATGGGAAAAAGCCCAATACATGATCTACACCTATGAAGCCACGCCTTCTGAATTGAAGGCGAAGAAGAACTATTACCAGAATCTGGACAAGGTGAATTGGGAGTCTGCAAAGATCCAATCAAACCATGGAAATCCAGACCATGAAAGCAATACGCCAAACAACGACATGCGTACTTCTGGTACTGGTTCAGCGGATAAGCAAAAGGTTCTGGTTTATGAATACTGGGGTCTCTATGACATCTATGCCAATGGTGTCATGGTTCCTATTGTCGTTACTTGGGTAGGTGAAACCATCATCGAGATGCGTGAAAACCCTTTCCCGGACAAGCGTCCTCCGTTTGTCATCGTTCCGTATATGCCAATTCTGAAGTCAGTCTTTGGTGAAGCTGATGCTTCGCTGCTTCAGGATAACCAGCGTATCATTGGTGCTGTGACTCGTGGTGTGATTGATCTCATGGGTCGTTCTGCCAACGCACAGACTGGTTATGCCAAAGGATTCCTTGATCCTGTGAACAAGCGTCGATTCACTCAAGGTGAAGACTTTGAGTTCAATCCGAATGGTGATCCAAAAGCCAACATTCGTCAGATGGAATATCCTGAGATTCCTCGTTCTGCTCATGAAACGATTCAATGGCAGAATGCTGAAGCTGAAGCACTGACTGGTGTGAAGTCATTTTCTGGAGGTATCTCTGGAGATGCTTATGGACGTGTGGCTACAGGTATTCGTGGTGCTCTGGATTCTGCATCTCAACGTGAAATGAGTATCCTTCGTCGTCTGGCGAAAGGTATTCAAGACATTGGTATGAAGATGATCTCAATGAACGGTAAGTTCTTGAGTGAAAAGGAAATCATTCGAGTTACCAACCGTGAGTTCGTAGAAGTTTCTCGTGCAGAACTGGAAGGGAACTTTGATCTGAAGGTTGATATCTCGACTGCTTCAGTTGATGAACAGAAAGCCAATGATCTTGGTATGGTTCTTCAGACTGTTGGTCCGGATATGGATCCCAACCTTCGGAAGATTGTGCTGGGTAAGATTGCTGATCTCAAGCGTATGCCTGATCTTGCAGAACAGATTCGTTCGTATCAGCCTCAGCCTGATCCTCTGGAAGTTGCTCTCAAAGAAGCTGAACTTCAGAAAGCTCAAACCGAGATTGAACTCAATCAAGCTCGTGCTGAAGAAGCTCGTGCTCGTGCGGCTAAACTGCTGGAAGAAACTGATGAGTTGCTGTCTGGCATGAAGCATGAACGGGAAGTTGAAAAGATGGGTGCTCAAGCTGCTGGCAACCGTAGTCTGGAAGTTACCAAGGCTCTGCTGGCTGGTGAAACTCCTCCTCAAAACATTGAGGCGGCTGTTGGCTATAACAAGCTGACAGACATGGAGAATAACCGTCAGACCATGGCTCCGGTAAATATGCCGAAGCCAATTGCACGGGGTGCTGCTCCGGGAACTGGTCCTCAAGGTGCTCCTGCTTTGGGATCTGGTTTCTCTGATCCTGCAATGGTTCCGCCACAACTCTCTGGACAAAGACTTCCAATTGGTCCATTGAGCACTCAGTAAGACTGAAGGGAGCCTGAAAGTCAGGCTCCTAGTCAATTGCTGAGAGGAAGAACATGGATCTGTATAATGCGTCTATGGGGACTGAAGAACCTGAGTTCATCGAACTGACTCATGAACAGTATGAAGAAGCGAAAGCTCATTTCGCTGACATCATTTCGAAGTACGAAGCTGCAAAGCGTCTGGCTGAGAATGAAGACTTCAAACTGCTGGTCATGACTGGTTATTTTGTCGATGAACCTCAGCGGTATGCTGAACTGATGGCTTCTGGTCGAGTCACTGAAAAGACTTTCAATGACTGTGCGAAGAGTATCGGTGCTGTCGCTGAATTCCGGAACTACATGAAGAATATCATCGAACAAGGCAACATGGCCAAAGATGAACTTCAGGGTTTGGAAGAAGCTCGTGATCTTGCAATCAAAGCTGAAGCCGGGGAGTAATTCTCGGCTTTTGCCACATCTAACCGTAGCCCAATGATGGAGAATATCATGGCACCGAAAACACCAGTCGATTTCGACAATATGTCTGACGAAGATTTCCTCAAGCTGGATGAATCTGAGTTTTCAGGAGATGCTCCTGCTGGACAAACGATTTCCAATAATGGAGGAAACGATGCAGCCTTCCAAGTCACGAATGATGCACCTGCTGCCCAAAGCACTGACGGCTCTGACACATCTCCTGACGGTGGTGAGTCTGATGAGTCCGACAATGATCCTGTTTCCGGCACCTCTGGCGAGGAAGAAGAAGCCGATGATCAGAGCCAAAAAGACCCCATGGGTGAAGAAGGAAAACCCGCAGCCGAAGGTGATGAGTCACAAGGTGGTAAGCAGCCCGCTGCAAACGCCGAAGAAGAAGGGAAGGCTGACGACAAAGCCGGAACAGATGAAGTAACCAAAGGCAAAGAAACTCCTGCCAAAGCTGGGTACTACAAACTTCCGGATGGTATGGAAACTGCACAGGTTGATGAAGCCATTGGTTTCTTCAAACGTGTTACCACGCCTTTTAAGGCTGATGGAAAAGATTTCCATGTTCGTTCCCCTGAAGACGCTATCCGTCTCATGCAGCAAGGCGTGAACTATTCACGTCGTATGCAAGAGATCAAACCAATGAAACAACTGAATCGGATGCTTCAGGATCATGGTTTGGACAAGGCTGATCAACTGAACTTCCTGATTGATCTGTCGAAAGGTGACAAAGCTGCAATTACCCAGTTGCTAAAAAGTCACAAAATTGACCCAATGGATCTTGATGTTGAAAAAGATTCGGGTTATCAGGCGAAGAACTATCAGGGCAACCCACAGGACAATGAGTTCCGGGATGCGTTGGACATGGCATTGACTACTCCTGAGGGACAGGCGCTGGTCAGCCACATTCATCGTGACTGGGATCCAAAGTCCAAAGCTCGTCTCCGGGAAGATCCGAGTATCATCGGCACTCTTCAAGGTTTCAAAGCGAGTGGGGTGTACGACAAGGTAGTTGAAGAATTGAGATACCAACAATCTCTTGGATACCTGCAAGGAGTCCCCTTCCTGCAAGCATTCGATCAGGTTGGTGAAGCAATGAAAAACGCTGGTGTTTTCAATTCTGTAAGTCCCGCTCAAGGTGGAAGCTCGATGGCACCCATTCGTGGTGGCCAACCCCAGAGTCAGCCTCTTGCATCGGGAGCGAGGAAGCAGCAGCCACCGAAGAAACCTGCCGCCAATCCACATCTTTCTTCGACTCCTCCTTCGAAACAAACGGGTAACACAGGAAAACCTGCCGTTGATTTCGATAAATTGTCGGATGAGGACTTTGCAAAACTCCCTCCTCCCGAATGATGAGAAACTCTGAGACTGAAAGGAAAATACCATGACTCAGATCTATAATGCACCTAAAGTGGGTGACGGTGGCTCGCCGCAAAGTTCGGTTGGTCCCCAGTTCAATACCCATTACTGGGACCGAAAGTCCCTGATGGACGCTGCGGAAGAGATGTACTTCTCGCCGCTGGCTGACTCCAAATCCATGCCGAAGAACTTCGGTAAGGAACTGAAGGTCTTCTACTACGTCCCGCTGCTGGATGACCTGAACGTGAACGACCAAGGTATCGACGCCAACGGTGTTGCTCGTGTCCCCGGTACGTTCACTGTCACGTTCCCAGTGACTGGTGTTCGTGTGGCCAACGCTTCGAAAGCTGCTGCGGCTGCTGCCATCAACGATAACGTCAACTCGGCAACGGGTACGGCGGAAGTCGTTGCCACTGCTGGTGCTGATGGTTCCGGTGGTTCGGGTCTGGCTCTGATTACGCTGACTGACAGCGTGGTTCACTATGCCAACGAAACCGATGCTGATGCTGCTATCACTGCTGCTGGTGCAGGTGTGAAGCAGGAGAACAACGGCTCGCTGTACGGTGGTTCGCGTGACGTGGGTACGATTCTGGGCAAGATGCCGACGCTCACTGAGCAAGGTGGTCGTGTGAACCGTGTGGGCTTTACCCGTCTGGAACGGAAGGGTGAAATCCAAGAGCACGGCTTCTTCATGGAGTGGACTGAAGATTCGCTGATGTTCGATACGGACTCGGAGCTTTACGGGCATCTGTCTCGTGAAATGCTGCGTGGTGCAAACGAGATCTACGAAGATCTGCTTCAGGCTGACCTTCTGAACGCGGCTGACGTGAAGATCTATCCGGGTGTGGCTACTTCGATTGCCACCATCTCGGGTGCTTCTGGTGCAGTCACGGCTCTGGATGTTGGCGATCTGAAGCGTCTGTCAGTCATCCTTGATGACAACCGGACGCCCAAGAAGACCACGATCATCAAGGGTAGCCGTATGACGGATACTCGTGTGATCTCGGCTTCGCGTATCGCTTACATTGGTTCGGAACTCCAGATCATGATCAGTGACTGGGCTGATTTCGTGCCAGTTGAGAAGTATGCAGATGCTGCAACCATCATGAACGGTGAGATCGGTGCTATCCCGACTGCTCATCTTCGGATCGTTGTGGTTCCGCAGATGATGCGTTGGCAGGGTGTCGGTGCTGCTGAAGGCACCAACGGTGGTTATCAGGCAACTGGTGGTCGCTACGACGTTGCTCCGCTGCTGGTCATCGGTAACGAAGCGTTTGCTACGATTGGTCTGCAAGGCATGACTGGTTCTGGCAAAGCCAAGTTCCGGATCATCGTCAAGAAGCCGGGTGAAAGCACGGCTGACCGGACGGACCCATACGGCAAGATCGGGTTCTCCTCGATCAAGTTCTTCTACGGCTTCATCAAGCTGCGTGGGGAACGTATGGCAGTGGCTTACAGCCCCATCCCTGAGTGATCTCAGGTTCATACTAAGGATTGAGGCACCTTCGGGTGCCTCTTTCATTTCTTGTGTTGGTTTTTAGGCTGTGTTAAGCGAACAACACCATGGTAACTCAAAAGGATACACCCAATGGATGATGTGACCAAAAAAACCCCCGAAGAACTTCTGGCTCTGGTTGAATCGACTGAAGACAAAGAAGTGCTTCGGTTTGTGGCGAATGAACTGGAAGTTCCGTTCTCAGGCAATACAGGTGTCGGTACTCTGAAAGAGAAGCTGATTCCGATTCTGCTGGAAAAGGTTGAAAATCAACCTGTGAATGATGACGATGAAAACGAAGATGAGGATCAAGCTGATCCTGTTCTCATGGCTGCACTGGCTGCCAAACAAAATGAATCAAAGACTGATGCCCCCAAAGCAAAGAAGTCGGTTCTGGATCTTCCTCGCACTGCTCAAGCACAACTGAATCCTTCTGCTCCGGGTCTCACTGAAGTTGAGAAACGGGCTATAGTTCGTGCCAAGGCTATGCGTCTTCATCGAGTTCGAGTTCACAACCTTGATCCCCAAGACTCTGCTGTTCCCGGTGCTATCAAGACCGTCTACAACAAGTATTGTGGCAAGGTGTCGAAGTACATTCCGTATGGTGAAGAGAATGAATATGGCTACCATATTCCTGAGATCCTGCTGAATGCTCTTCGTGAAGAGAAGTACACGATGCGAAAAGAAGTGAAGCAACGTGGACAAGTGTCGAGTTTTGGTGTGAAGCAGTACAAGACTGTTCTCATGCCAAAGTTCAATATCGAGATGCTGCCTCCTCTGACAAAAGAAGAGATTGCAGGTCTGGCTCAAGACCAGAAGGCTCGTGGTGCTATCGACGCCCACGAATAAGTGGTCTATACCGGGGTGAAGAGAAAAGGAGAGAGCAATGTCCAATGAATTCGTAAACTCTGATAATTCGTCTGGTTTGGCGAATAATCTGTTCAATGCTCTTACGACGGGGGTGACTATTCCTCCGTCTCCTGACTTCACTGATCCGAAGTACGACTTCACCCCGGATGCCAACTCTGCTCTGTATCAAAATGTCATTGGTGCTACGATTGCTGAAGTGACTTTGGGGGATAAATCCCTTGGAGGTACAGGTGCATTTGACGTGTTCATGACTGCCATGGACAAGCACCTTGAACGTGAATTCAAAGGGAATCGAATCACTGGTTCCCAGTATGCAGAAGTCTATACGGCTGTTGCAAATCAGGTCATGGCTCAGGCTGTTGGCTTTACTCTTCAAAAAGACCAAGCTCGCTGGCAAGCAATCACTGCACAGATGCAGGCTCGTATTGCTGAGATCCAAGCTACTGAAGCTCTGATCAATCTGGAACGAACCAAGATTGAAGCTGCGAATGCAAACTTCCAGCTTAACCTCACGGCTGCTCAATATGCTCTGACGAAGATGCAGATTGCAACCGAAGAGGCAAATCATGATGCAGTCACTGCGGAAGTTGCTATCAAGCAATTCCAGCGGAATTATCAGCAGCCTGCTGATCTGGCAATCACGCATTACGAACGTACTGCTGTGATGCCTTCGACTGTGGCTATGAACAACATTCAGGTGGATCGTATCCTTCCTGCTCAAGCAGCTATTGCTGAATTCCAGAACCGTGTTCTTCAGCCTTTGGAAGAAGACATCCAGAAACTGCAACGTGATCGGATCATTCCGACGCAAGCGGATATGGAAGACTTCAAGCGTGACATGCTGCAACCAGTTGAACTGGCACAGCAGCAGCACATCCTGAACCAGCGTCAACCTGCTGAAACTGATCTCATTCGGGAACAGATTGAAACTCAGCGTGCCAATACTCTGGATACTCGTCGTGATGGTCTCACTCCGGTTTCAGGTGTGGTTGGGCTTCAGAAACAGAACCTTACTGCTGATTACAACATCAAGCAGTACAACCTGAACAACACTCTGCCTACGCAGCTTAACCTGATCCAAGAGCAGATCACTCTGACTACGGAACAGGGTGAAGCTGAACGGGCCAAAACTCTGAACAACCGTTCAGATGGTGCTGTTGTGGTTGGTTCTGTTGGGAAACAGAAAGACCTGTACGATCAGCAGATCGACAGCTTCATCAAAGATGCCCAGCACAAAGCAGGTAAGCTGTTCTTGGATACGTGGATCACCCGGAAAACTCTGGATGATGCTGTGCCTCCGGCTATCGAGTTTGAAGTGGACGCTGTGGGTGATGTTCTGGGAGCAATCCGCACTAACAATGGCCTGTAAGGAGAACGATCTATGGGACTGTTCTCTACAAAGAAAATCATCAACGTGTCTTCAACCCTGTACAATATGGCAGGGGATGAGAACGACCGTCCTGATTTCTTGAAGGGAACAGTCTTTGGATCTGTGATCTCAAACAGTCCGTCTATCGCAGATGATATCTCAAAAGCCTACATGGGTGGTCCCGGACTGAAGCAACGTCAGTTCTTCAAATACTGTGATCGGGAAGATATCCGTGGTTTGCCAACTGCAACCATTGTGAACACTGTACCTCTGGATACCAATGTGGTCCAAGGTCAGATTCCTCCATCAGCAGTTCCTCCTGCACCAGCAGGAATGACTCTTCGTTGCTTTGCAGCAGAAGTGACTGATGGGGATTTTGAGGCTTGGTTGGAACGGTGGATTCTTCTGAATCATCCAACTCGAATCGGTGAGGATTGGCTTGGGGAATATGAACCAAGCACAAACACCTTTTCAGTGGAGTTCCCCAACAACGATTTCTTCTCATGGCTCAACACTGATGCTCCAGTGTACAGTCCGAACAATCGCTATGTCGTGGGAAAGTACGTTGAGTATCTGGAGTCCTCAGAAGGTCCAGTGGTCACAGGAACGATTGAGACTGTCACTGTGCATCCTGATGTCACTGGATGGACTCAGACCGCAGCAGATGACACCTTTGATCCTGTTACCTTGGTTCGCTCAAGGACAACTGTCCTGAGCTACAACAATGGGGATCCAGATGTGACGGTTGAAGATACCGTCGATGCTTCTGTTTCAGCAGAACTGCCAGATGGGAATTTTACGTATGAACGTGAGATCTATGTTGGCTCATCTGGGATTGAGGTTGAAGGTGAACGTCAGATTCGAAGCGTAACTGAAACTCATTCCATTGTGAGTGGTTTTACCAATGTGGTTGTGACCAATACTCCATTGGGTGGTGGAGTTATTGAAACCAGAACAGAGACAACGACTGGTCAGCAGATTGCTGAATCATATTCAACTCGTTTGGATACTCAGGCTCTGTATGAGGGAAACCAATACGGACCTGAACAGATGTTCATTTATCAAGTTGGAACAGGAAATGCTGTGCTGGATGGATTGGTTGGAGATGTTGATGTCTCTGGCCTTCAACAAGAATTCTACCCATTCATGCCTTTGCGAATCAACAACGTGTCTTTGAAAGATCCAATCTACGATTCGACTACAGGGAATGGACTGTATGATGAAATGGCCAAAGCCTACAAACGTGGGTTTGGTTATCAGAAGTCTATTGGCTCTTTGATTGATACTGTCGAAGAGAATCAAAGCATTGATGATATTGACTATGCCTATTTGTGCTTTGGAGTCTCACTGAATGTGAAAGAAAAAGCCTGTCGTCGGTATGTGTTCAATTTCTTTGAACGAATTCTGCCTTTCCAACAAGGTGGATCAGGCAGTGCTATGACTAACTTTCAAGATCAGGTTGCAGCATATGATGCAGCCCTTGCTGCTCTACGTGCATGGGAAGCTGAAGTAGCCAGTGCTGGAGAAGGTGGAAACTATGGGGATATCCCACCTCGTCCTCAATTGCCTGCTCTTCCTGTACCTCCATCTAATACCATTCGACTGAATGAAGCTGAATTGGGCTTTGATCTTCGATTGGTTTGGGTTCATGCAGAGATTGAACAGTTCACTGGGCAATTTGATATTGACCTTGTGACTGCTGGTTTTCAGCCTGCAAAGAAAGACGACATCGTTTTTCGTAATGGTTCAGATTTCACATGGCAACGTCGTGAAAGCTATAACAATCGAGATGGAGAAATTGAACGACTGGTGACAAGTACCATTCCGTCAATGCAGATCTATTGGCAGACTTCTGATAATACCTATCGAGTGATGACCATTTGGGGACTGGTTCATTACAACTATGTCTATGGTGGGAAAGCTGTTGTCATTACTTCCAAAGAAGCTCTGGAAGACAACGAAGAATCTGGTTTTTTGATTCCACTCCATTATCCAACCATGTTGGAAATGGGGATTGTGGACTACACTCAGATGTCTACAGCCAATGCTTTCATTCTGTTCAACAGCTATACGATCACAAAACAACGGTGGTATCAGAGAGGTATCTTTAAGATCCTTCTGGTGATTTTGGTGATCATCGTAGCTGTGATTGTTTTCCCCGGTGCATTTGCAGCAGGGGGTGGTGTGCTCGGTGGTAACTTGGCCATTGGTACAGCATTAGGTTTGACAGGTACGGCTGCCTTGGTTGCTGGTGTGGTGGCAAACTACATCGCTTCGATCATCATTGCTGAAGTTCTGAAGGTTGTTGGTACGGCTCTCTTCGGAGAGAAATGGGGTGCTTTGTTTGCTGCTATCGCTGGTTTCGCTCTGGGTGCAGCAATTTCTGGAACCAACCTTTTCAGTGCAGAAGGTCTTCTGGGCCTTGGGAATGCTGTTGCCAATGGTTACGCTGGCTGGGTTCAGGGTGACATTGCAGAGATGCAAGGGGATCTGGAAGCAGATCGAAATGAGTATGAAGAACGGATGGACTATATTAACGACCTAATTGCTGATCTTGGTGGTGGAAACGGTTTGAATTTTAATCCGTTATTCCTTACAGAAGGGTCAGGCAATGGACGTGGCAGTGGTGGGAGTTATCTTCCTGAAACTGCTGATGAGTACATCCGCAGAACCACGATGACCGGAAGTGACATTGTGGAACTAACCCACTCAATGGTATACGACTATGTGGATGTAGCCAAAACATTGCCGAGGAACTGAACATGGCAGAACTACAGTTCAATAACTACAATTCAGCTACGACCAATGGACTGGATCTGAGTTCCACGGGTTTCGGAGCAAACAATCAACTATCGATGGGGACTCCTGTCGGCGGGGGTTCTACTCCCGGCCTATCGAACATGGGTGTGACTGATACCACGACTGTTTTTGGTGCAGGTGCTGGTGCTCCTCAAACTGGCCAAGGACCGGGGTTCTGGTCGAAAGAGGGTGGTGCTGGTTTGATTCTTGGTGGTGTGCAGGTTCTTGGAAACCTGTGGTCCAGCTACCAAGCTCACAAGATGGCCAAAGAACAGATGGCTTTTGCTCGTGAGCAATGGGATACGAACCTCCAGAACCAAACCCAAACCTATAACACCGCTCTTGAAGATCGGATTCGTGGTCGGTACGCAGAAGGCGTTCGATCTGATACTGAAGTTCAAGGCGAAATTGACCGTCATTCTCTCTAAGGAGAACTCCCTATGGCTGATCCCCGACTGCAATGGCGTCAACTGAATGTCGCTGCACCAAATGTCTCTGGACTGTTGTCAGAGATGCGTGGTGGTATCAACGATGCAGCTTCGGCTGCTGAAGGTATTCTTGGTCGATATCAAGAAGGTGCAGAACTCAAAGCTGAGAATGAACTCATCAAGCGTATTGGTGGGATGGATCAAGATCAGCTTCGGACTGCATTTGAAAGTGGTGCCTTCAGTGATCTGAACTTGGGTCAGCGTGGTATTGAATACCTGAACAGTGCTATGGGAGCACGGGCTGATATTCGTTCAACCAACGTGAACTCTGATCGGACTCAAGCCTCTATTGGCTGGGGCAATGATGCGAATTCTCGTGCCAATGCTGGTGAAGCTCGTGTGGCTACTGAATGGGGTCATGGACAAGCACAAGATGCTTGGCTTCGTGGGAATGCTGGTGGCTTCTTGGAAGCTGAACGGAATGCTCTTACGGGTGGTACGGCATTCTCTGCTCACATTGACCGGACTGAAAGTGGTGGTGGTGCTGACCAATACGATACTCTCTTTGGACATCGTAACCGGGAAAATGGTGTTCGAGTTTCAGAGATGACGATTGGTCAGGCTGGTGAATTTGCTTCACCAAGTGGTCAGTATGGTCAGTCTGTGAATGCTGAGATTGGACGTGTTGCTACTCCAATGGGTAAGTTCCAGATTGTTGGTTCGACTCTTCGGGGTCTGCAAGAAGATCTGGCATTGCCTGATGATGTACCATTCTCACCTGCTGTGCAGGAACAGCTTGGTCTGTATCTGGCTCAACAGCGTGTCCTTGGTCCTCGGACTCGGGAATCACAGCGTGCTGGTCTGCGTGCTGAATGGGAAGGTTTCAAGAATGTTTCTGATGCTGAACTGGATGTCATGATTGATGAAATCCGTTCAATGCCTCCTGTAAATCGGGACACTATTCTTGCTGCTGCTTCTGGTTCAGCCCCTCAAGGTCCAGCACGAGCACCACAAGGTGGTCCACGACAATACACACAAACAGGGTTTGGTGGAGATGCTTGGGCTGCTGAAATGGCTGCTTCAGGTCTGTTCCGTCCTGATGAAGTTCTGGGTCGAGTAGCTCCTCTTCGTGAAGCTGGTGCTCGTGGTGATGGTCTCATTGTTGATGAACGTACCCAACTTCAGAATGACATGCTGGCAGGTATCACTGAGAGCGTGGTGAACTCACCTAATGCAATCAGTGGTGCAGAAGCTGAAAACATGATTCGTGAGATGCTCCTCGAAAGTGGTGGATTCACCCAAGCTGAAGCTCTTGCTGCGGCACGTCGTGGTGCTGAAATGATCGGTCAGTCTGAAGGTCTTAGTTCAGATCTTACTGGTGGTTCACTGGATGCTGGTATCACTGGAGCTATCGAAGCTGCTGCTGCAAATACTGTGGCTGACGCTACTCGTCAGTTCCAAGGTCAAGATCAGTATCGTGCTCTGAATGATATTGGTCGGTATGCTGAAGATCCTACGACCAATCTGGAAACTGATCTGGGTCTACCAACTGATCCTGAAACTCGTGGTGATTACGATTCGAACGTACTTCGAAACTACATCAACGAGATGGCTGACAAGTTCAATGTTGAACCTGCTGTCATGGCAGTGGCAATGCGTGATGCCTTTATTCGAGATCCGGGTGATGATGGTGCATGGTGGGAAGGTGATATTGATCTTACCCGAAACACGATTGAAAACCGTTTCAATCCGGAGATCATCGAACAAACGATTGCCCAGCTTACTCCTGAGCGTCGTCGTGAGTTTGATCGTGCTCGTTCAGACATCAGTATCATTGAATCTCAGTTGGAACAAAATGCTGGTCAACAGCGTCAAATCCTGTCTCGTCTGAATAAGCTCGATCCAAATGATCCAAATGATGCTCGTACTCGTGAGCAACTGCTGACTCGTCTACAGCAACTGGAACAAACTGCGTCTACTCTTTCTCGTCAAAGTCCGACTGAGGGTCGCTAAACCTCTTGATCGCCTACAGGCATTATGACACTAAGGGTCAGGTTACAAATCCTTCCGAGGTGTCATAATGTCTGAACGCGACGAACTCCTAGCATCTGAAATGATTGCTGCCCGTCTTCGTGATCCTAACTTTCAGGATACCGCTGCTGTCGCTCGGACACGAAACACTGGTTTCAGTGATCAACTCATCCAAGACATGGCTACTCTCAATGATGTGGAAATCCGTGCGAAGTACGGAGATCCTGTATATCGTGCTGCCATGCGTATGGGTGAAGGGAGTGCTCGGGTTGAGCGTATTGATCGTGGAGATCGTTCAACTGGTGAAGTGATCAGTGACAGTGCAACTGGAGCGGCTGGTGCTGCTTATCGTACCTTTGGAAACCTTGCTGGTATTGGTGCAGGGTACATGATTGATTGGATGACTGACGGGGCTATTCCTCGTGAGCAAGCCACTGCTGATATACTCAGTGAACACAATGCGAATGTTGAATCATTCCTTCAGGATAACCTGACGACTCAGCTTCAAGATCGTACTCGTCTGTTCCAGATCGAAGGTGAACTGGACACAATGGATAACCAAGCAACTTATGAACGTGAAGTTCAAGAAGGTGCTGATCCTTTTATGGCTGCTCTACGTCGTGAAGGACGTAACGCTGTCGAGTCTGCTGAACGTGCATGGAACAGTCCTGATGTGACTGGGCAGATCATCTCTGAAGGTATCGGTGATCTGGCTCTGTCAGTGCCTCTGGCTGGTGCAGGTGGTTTGATTGCCAAGGGTGCATCGACTGCTCTCATTCGGAACACTGTGGCTCAACGTGCAGCACAAGCTGCTGGTATCTCTGCTGGTGCAGCAACGACTGAAGTTGCAGGTGTGTACGCTGAGACTGTGAATGATGTGATGTCGATTCCTATGGAACGACTGGCACAGACTTCTTCGGTCTACAATGCTCTGTTGGCTGAGGGTTTCAGTCCTGAAGATGCTCAACTTCAGCTTGCTGGTATGGCTGCTGAAACTGCTGCTATTCGTCAGATTGCACCGTCTCTTGCTCTTGGTTTCATCACCTCACGGTTTGAAGCTATGCCTATCGGTAGTTTCCGTGGTGTTGGTGTCACCAAAGGTCTTCTGTCGATTGCTGGTGAAGGTATCGAAGAAGCTGGTCAAGGTGCATCTGGAACCATCAACCGAAATCTTTCTGTGGAAGAGTATGCTCAGATTGGTCGTGGTACTCTTGATGGAGTAGGTGAAGAAGCTGCTCTGGGTGCCATTGCAGGTATGGGTGTTGCTGGTGTTATGGCTACGCCAAACACTGCTCGTGGGGCTGCCAATGAAGCTGTGAATGCAGCCAATACTCTGTTCACTGAAACCACGTACAATGATCCTCTGCGTCAAGAGATCTTGGGTGGTTCACCTGTTTCTCGTGCTGCTGAAGTCTTTTCTGATGTCACTCGTCCAGTTCGTGAAGCTGCTGGTTCAGTGGTTTCTGTTGGTGCAGAACAAGCCAGTAAACTGGCAGGACGTGTGGGACAAGAAATCATTGAATACACCAATCGTCCGACTGACAAAGAAGTTGTCGAGTCGGTTCAGGCTACTGTGAATGCTACTGAATCTCTGCGTGAAGTAGCTGCCAAAGGTCAGCTTCGTGACAGTGTTCAGACTGCTTTCTCAACTCCTGATGTGGAAGTCCCATCTGAAGGTCTGGCAGATGTTGCTGGTGGTTCACGCAACGTCTTTGAAAACGTCACTGGTATTGTGGCGAAGATGGGATCCAAAGGCTTCAAAGCAACTGAGGCTGATACAGCCTATGCTGCTGCTCAATTCCAGAAGCTGCAAGGCATGGTGACAAGTCTGCCTAAGCAGGCTCAGAAAGAGTTTGGAAAGGTTCTTTCTTCGAAAATGGTTCAGAATGTGGTGTCTAAAGCCACCAATCTGGATCTGAATAAAGAGGGTGCTCCTACAGATGTGACCACTGTTCGCAATGTAGCGAAAGTGAATCCTACTGCTGTGAATCCAGATGCTACTGATCTGATCTTGGAACAGTCGGGTGAACAAATTTCACCTGAAGATACGAAGCTGATGAAAGCTGCTTCAAAGCTGGCTCGTATTGTGAACCGGAATGTTGAAGCAAAGGTTCAAATCTCTCGGACTGAAAACGTCAATCTTACCGCTTCTGGCCGACCGGCTGGGAAGGAGAAAACCATCACCGATGTTTCCCGTCAGATCTTTGCCGATGGCATGGTGTCTGAGGGTGGTAAGAAACTACGGTCAATCAACGATTTTGTCCGAGAGATTTTCACTGGCATCCAGTCCCCTGAAGGGACCGTCATCAACCAACAAGGAAGAGTGCAGACTGTCAGCGATGTCATGACCGACATGCAGAACTTTGCCCAGCACATGGTGAACAAAGTGCAGGCTCTGAATGCGTCTCTGGCTGATGGATACATCACTCCTGAAGGGAAGCGTGGTGGACGCCTAAAGGACTTTGACAGTCCTGTTCGTGGTGTACGTCGTGAAGGTGTTCGGTATTCCCCGGACAACGCAAATAGTGTTGCATTCGCGCAACAGGTTGCTGAAGACCAGAATGCTGTGGTAGATGCTTTCAACACTCTGCGTGAGGAATTCCCTGAGATTCTTGGTTCATTTCCCAAGATGGAGAAAGTTGAATTGGCGAAGCCTGATACCCAACCAACGGGTATCGAGGAGGAAGTTTCCCAAGAAACTTCTGACGAGCAGAACCAACAAACAAACCAAGAGACACAAACCCCAACGGCCAACGACGAGGTTTCGCCAGAAACCGAGGAGCAGAACCAGACTACAGAAGAAGACCTGAATATCAGCACTGACACTGGCTTCATCACTGATGACAATGACAATGTGATGGTCTTCTATCATGGGACTGGTGGGGTTGAGTTTGATCAGTTTGCTGACTCCAAGGATGGTATCTTCCTGACCACTCGTAAGGGTCAGGGACGTGAGTACGCTATTGGCAAATCCAATCCCCGTCTGATGTCTGTGAATGTCCGTGCTACAAATCCTCTGCTGGTTGAGACTGATGATCCTCAGAACCAGTGGCTGACCAAACGTGGTCAACTGGAGATGGATTACAAAGCCGGAAATCATGATGCGATCATTCTGTCTAATGGGACAGAAGCGATTGTGATTGTGTTCAATGGTGATCAGATTGCCATCGTGAACCAGAACATTGATGCACGTCCAACGGCTGTCGAAGAGGAAAGTAATTCCGAAAGAGACGAGACGGAAGAAGGAGCGCCAGCGACTTCTGAAGTCGAGACGAATGAGGAAATAGTTTCCGATGAGCCTATCCCTTCAAGCACCAAATGGGATGATGTTGTTGCTCAAATGACTGAGGCTGAGAAGTCTCGGATGCGTGAAACTGTCCGTGAACGTCTGGGTAATGCTCGTGACTTCATCAAGACAACGATGCCTACGATGAACAAATTCATCAAGCAAATCCGTATTGTACCAATGCGGGTTGCTGGTCTTGGCCATGCTTTCTTTGCTGATCAGACTATCCATATTCGGGAAGATGGTTTCAATCCGGATGGTACTCTGAATGATCTGGGTAAAGCGATCCTGATCCATGAAGCTGGTCATCTGGTTGATAACCATGCCAATCTTGTTGGCAGGCCGTATTCATCTGCTCGGATGTTTTACAAGGGTGGACAGATCTTCAATGAAATGAATGCACTGCGTGGCAAGATGAGTGGGTATTTCAACAATCGGTTGGAGTATGCTTTCACTCGGAAAGATCCTGAAACTATTGCTTCAGAACTGTTCGCAGTGGCTACGGAAATGGCGTTCTCTACTGAGGAATTCAGTGGGGAACTTGGATACACTGCTGCCTTTATGGAGGAAGTTTATGGCGATCTCATCCGAACCGAAACAACTGGAACTGCCGCTGAAGTATCCAGCGAAGAAACTCAAGCACCCAACGGAGAGCGAGACACCGGAGAATCTGAGGGAGGAGACACCGCCCCCGTATCCGGATTCATTCGGAAGGTAACGGAGCTTTTCAACAAGAGCTTTGCACCTCGTACTGGTGATGCTGTTGTCACCAGTCTGGAAGACTTCATGCAGAAGTTTGGTACTGGTTTCAAAATGAACCGTGAGTACCTGACGATCATGAATGAAGTGCTGCCTGAGTTTGTGCAGCGTATGAATGCTCGTCTGAAGATGCGTGTGAAAGATGGTCAGATTACCAAGACCATTGCACAGCACATCAAAGATGGTCGAGTTGAGTTCCGGAAATTCAAAGCTGGTGCTCTGATGAATCCGGAAACTGAACGGTATGATGAAAACATGCTGAACCTTGCGGTTCTGGCAGTGATGGATTTCATCGCAACTGCTGCTGCTTCTGATCCCCGTAAGCTGGATGACACGCTGGAAAAGATGGGTCTAAACAAACTTGATCTGACTGAGGAAGGTCTGAACAAGGTTCTGTTTGGTATTCCACCAAGTCAGCTATCTGATACGATTGCTGATGATTTGAAGCGTCTGTGGCACATCAAGGAGAATGAAGAATCCAGTGTCGATGATCTGGAAGGTATCACTCATGGTTTCGCCAAGGAGATCCTGACGGTTCTTGCTGAGATGGATATCATCGATATCGACAGTGTGAAGCTGACTAATGAAACGAATCAGCAAGATGCTGCAACGATTCTGGTCAACACTGAGAAGATGTCTGACTATCAGAAACGGATTGCTGGAGCTAAAGGTGAAGGGATTTCGAACACTGTTCGAGAAACGATCTTCAACGAATCTCGTGAGTCTTACAGCATTGGTTCCAAGATCCCAACCGTATCAGTCCGTAAGGGACGTGGTACAGGGATCATGTCTGTTCTGGAGCGTATGGCTGTGCGTCGGATGCAGGACATTCCTCATCGCTTGCAGGAAGGCCGTGCAAGGCTGCTGGAAGCCATTGGTGAAGATAACCTTGCAATCATGCTGGGCTATCGTGATCCTGCGTCTGTGACTCATCCTGTGCTCAAGCGTTCAGTTCTGGGCAAGAATGCGTCTGTCCGTCGTGATCTGCTGGAAGTTACCGATCTCGTAAATGGGATGATGGAACAGCAAGCCTCAGAGGTTTTCTTTCCGGTTGGGGTAACGCAAGTCGGTCGTCATCAGATGCAGGGTCCAAACCCGCAGAACAACAAGCTGATGCGGTATGTGGTGGCACCTCAGCGGTCAGTGCTGTCTACGACTGATGCTGACGATACTCAGGCATTCTGGCTGGGTGTGGTGCAGCAAGCTGATCTGTTCAAAGCAGAGAAGAAGGACCATGCAACTCATCTTCCGGCTGCCATTGAGACCTTCAATACGAAGTATGGCAATGCTGTGGATATGGTAAAAACTATGCTGGAAGGTGGAGAGTTTGACTCTGATGCTTTCCTTGCTGAAGTGGGTCAAGTGGAACCTGCTGTGCTGGCTGCTATCGAGGCTGTGGCAGTTCGTGAACTGGCTATGGAACGTGGTGATGCCACGTTTGAGACGGCTTTGAGCTTTGAGCTTGATGGCCTGACCAATGGTGCAGCCAACATGATGATTAACTTTGGTCATGGTTTGATGACCCCTGAAGACTGGGGCAACTTCAAGCGTGTGGGTTACTTCCTTGGAACCACTGCAATGACTGTAACCAAGTTCTTCACCAATAAGGAAAAAGATCTCTATGAGATGGTTTCCCAGTTGGGTGATCAAATGATGACTGGAGATCTGAAGTTCCTGAAGCCTTGGCAACAAGAGCAACGGAAAGCTGCTGGTCGTCTGGCTTCGGCTTTTGGTAACTTCGAAATGGACACCACTACGGGTGATTTCTGGATGACCCGTAACACTGCCAAGAACCCAATGACCAAGGTAAACTATGGTTCTGGGGTTCAAGGCGTGGCTATTGGTGTGGCTGATGACATGCTGCTGGAGTTCTATGAGAAACTTCAGGACATGCCAGAGAATGCAGATTGGGATACCTACTACTATCCGGGTGTTCTGAAGGATATGGAAACTCTGGGTCTGAAACTGCCTAACAGTTTCGACAAGAACTTTGTGTTCTCAAATGATCAGGTGGAAGCATTCCGGAAGTCGATCCAGTTTACGGTTGGTAAGGTTCTGACGAATGCTACTCGTCAGGTTCTGGGACATCGTATTGAACAACTGAATGATATGCTGGTGCTGTCTACGAACATTCAGTCCAAGTATCTTCAGAAGCTGTTTGATCGTGAGATCAATCTGCTGGCTGAGAAGCTGGCTCGTGAAGGTACGATCAAGCGGAACAAGAAAGGTGAACCAAACAAGGGAGAGATTCCTCGTAAGTATTTCAAAGAACTGGAAGATCGTCTGAGTCAGATGGGTGCGATCTTCGTATCTGATGAACAGACTTTGGCTGTGGGTGGTTTCGATAAGAAACTCACCGACCTTCGTCTGTCTTCGAACTTTGATGAAAAGCTGGTCACTCCTGCAAGGATGCGTCGTCCTGATGACGTTGGAGTTCGTGCTCTTCCATTTGCTGTGATTGGTACTGGGGATGCCATGATGATGAACCTCATCTTTGGTGCTGATAATGCACCGAATGATGTTCTTCCGGTGTTCGATGGTATCGACGTTCCGGTTTCCAAGATCAAACAGTATGCTCCTCAGATCAATGAGGCTGTGTTGAAGTCTTGGGATCGAGATGTTCTGGGCATGGCTGTGCAGAACTTCGAAGGGTTTATGTCTAATAAGCTGGACTCGGACATCCTGAATGATGTCTGGGCTGAACTGATGACTGATAACAAAAAGGAATCCTTGAAATTCTTCCAAGGGCCGGAAGATCTGCAAGCAGAAATGGCCAAGCGTCTGAAAGAGAACCGTGCTCGGAAGAAAGTCTTCCGGCAGATGGCTGTGTCTGTCGATCAAATGGGCGGTTCAGATGTTGGTTTCTCTCGTGATGGGGAGACTTGGACTCTTTCTGAAGTAAACCATCGGATTGAGAAAGAGATGAACAACGACACGAAACCAAAAGATGTGAAAAAGCCTGTGGAATTTACCACGGCCAAAGCTCTGCTGGATAACATGCGTAACCTGACCCCTGATCAGAAGAAGGCTGTGGAGATCCTCAAGCCTCTGATGGGTGATGTAACGGTGATCTTCGGTACGCTGGATCAGTTGAACGAATACCGTCAACAGAACTTCCCTGATGATGGTGTCGTGCTGAAAGCTCCTTCGAACTACGACTTCAAGAACAACGTGATGTTCATGAGCGTGGATACGAATGAGTCAGTGCTTCATGAGATGGTTCATGCTGCAACCTATGGGCTGGTGCTGAATCACTATGAAGGTGTGACCAATCCTGCTGTGGCTCGTTTGGAAGTGCTAATGCAAGAATTCATGGACATCCAATCGGATGGGAAAGCCATGAATGAAGCTCAAGCTGCCATTGCTCGTCGTATGGCTCGTAACGATCCTGTCAATCAGGCTGCTGCTGTGAACGAATTCATGGCCTATGTTCTGACGAACAGCCGTGTTCGGACTGCTGCAAAGCAAGCCTCTGTCATTGCAAACTTCGGAAGCAAGGTTATGGCTTTGCTTCGTCGGATGCTGGGTGGAATGCCTGCTTCGATGTTCGATCATGTGGTCTTCAACACTCGTGTTCTGAATGAACCGAATGTGGATGATGGTGGTAACGGGAATACTCCTCCTCCGGATGATCCGGGTGATGAGACTTCAGGTCCGTTTGAAAACCATTCTGACTACTGGATTGAAAACCTCAAAGCGTACATGCGTAGCTTTGTGACGGATAGTCCTGCAAAGCAGAAGACTGGTCGGGATATCTACAATGCTGAGAAGGTCATCAATGATCTTCGTCAGGGTGGTTTGCTGGCAAACTCCAAGGATCGTTCAACCTTCAAGGCGATCTACGGTATCATGCTGTCAAACATGAAACTGGATGCTACGGCTCGGATTGCTCTGACCCGTGTGTTCCAGCACATTGTTGAGAACATGACCCCTGAGATGTTTGGTTCGACTCCTGAAGATCGTCAGACGTACTCTGCTGTTCTGAATTCCTTTGGTTCCATCGAGAACGAAGGTACGTCAGATGCTGCTGCTGTGCTGTTTGCTCTGAGCCAGACTTCGAAGAAATTCCGGGCTGTTCTGGAACAGATCCCTGCACCAGAGGCTGAGGCTTCGGTGGAAGGGTCTCTGGTGGACTTCATGACTCGTGCTGCATCTTTCTCTATGAAGAAGCTGATGGGGTCTCTGAATGAAAGCAATGCTCCTCAAGAGGTGCTGGATGCTGTTGCCAAAATCATCATTGATCATGACAAGGAGAAAGAGTTCCGTCTGCTGAAGCGTGTTACGGAGTCTTTGACGGCTGCTGACAACTTTGTGTCTGGCAAACTGTCAGCTACTTCGGATTGGATGCTGCGTAAGGATCAGGACATTCAGGCTCAGTCTCGTGGAAAGGTCATTCCTTTCCTGATGTCTTCGGTCACTCTGGCAACCAATCTGCTGGACAAGAAGAACACGGAACTGACTGGTGAGGCGACTAAGCGTATCACTCACATGGGTCTGCCTGTGCTGTCTATCGTTCCTATTCGGGAAATGGTTTCAGAGATCGTGGGTACTGATAAGCAAAACTCGAAAGTGGTTGATTTGCTTAACAAAGTGAATGCTGCTGTGTCGGGTATGCGTCAGGCTTACCGTGAAGATCTTCCCGGTATTCTAGAACGTGAGTTCATCAATCCGCCCACGAAAGAACAGTGGAAAGCTATGTTTGATACACTGGCTAAGACTGACTTTTCAGCACTGGTGAACCTCGACAACATGCGTCAAACCATGAAGTTCCTTGAAGAGAGTGCGACTCGTCGCAATGAGATCCAGCGTCTTGAACAAGATCTGGCTCAGACTCTTTCAGGGTCTGCTATGGCTGATGTGATTGCCAAGTCAAAGCAACTGGCTGACTTCATGAATGGTCAGTCTGTTGGTAAGCTCTTGGTTCGGAATGCTTATGCCATCGTGAAGAACCTTGATGGTGAAGGTACTCCGGACATGGTGAGCAAGATTGATCGACTGGTGTCAGTCTATGCTTTGGATCGAATGGATTCTCAGACTCGTGAAGAGGTTGTTCAACTGTGGCAGGCTGATCCTAATGGTGTGACTTCTATGGTGGCATACATTCAGGGTCTGAATGAAGCAGAAGAAGCCAAACCGGGTATCACTGAACAGGCTCGTCTGAATGGATACAAGGGTTACATTCCGAATGAAGGTCGGAAGAACACCCAGATCATTGTGGACTTGGACACGAACAAAGATGCTCGTGAGCGGATGGGTTATGTGAAACTGGATATCCCTTATGAGGGTGAAACGGATTCCATCTTCCCACGGTCTTACTACATCTCGACTGTCCGTCGTCAGGGTGGATATTCACAAGGTGTGATGCAGAATGTAGCCATGACCTACCGGGGTGTGGATACCAATACTGGTCTTACTGTGGGTAATTCTGTGGCTGGTCTTATCACTGGAGATTCTTCGGTTGATCGTATCCTTCAGAACCAACTGAACCCAAATACTGTTCTGGAAAATGAACAGGAAGCACTGATGCCAGTGTTTGCTGGTGATGGTTCTGTTCTTGGGTTTGAACGGTCGATCTCAGAAGAGATGCAGAACCTTCACTTGGGTCGTGAAGAGAACCTTGCAGTGATGCTGGGTGCTTGGGCTGGTCGTCAGGTGGAAGAAAGCCTTGCTGACCAGTACAACAAGCAACTGGTTGATGAGCTTCATAAGCTGTGGGAAAAGCGTCCGAATGGGACTGATGCTGAGTTTGAAGACATGAAGCGTTCTTCAGACAAGATCTATCAGGAATCATGGAAGCTGATCCCTCAATCTACGAAGAACTACATTGAATCGAAGTTCGAAGGTCGATTCATGGTTCCACGGTCAATGGTAAACCTTGCCGTTGGGTATCGTGAGCCTTCGATCACTGATATGTGGTCAGGGAAGACTCGTATTCCGAAACCACTTCAGGCTGCTATCGTGGCGTCCACTGAGGCGATCATGGGTCGTAAGGCTATGCGGTGGCTTTCCACTGGTGAAGAGGCTCTGCAAGGGGCTGTATCGACTGCCAAGGACATCATCGTGGTTCGGTCTCTCGTGGTTCCTGTAGCCAACGTGCAAGCCAACGTCATGCAGTTGGCCAATGCTGGTGTACCTGTGAAACAGATCACCAAAGGGTATCGTGCAAAGCTGGCTGAAGCTGAGGAGTTCATTCAGAACCGAACCAAGATTATTGATCTTCAGCAGAAGATGAAGATTGCTCGGAACGATAACCAAAAGCAAATTCTGCAAGACCGTATTCAGGTTCTTCAGGATCTGAACAAGCAGATGTCTATTGCTCCGATGATCGAAGCTGGTCAGTTCAAAAACCTGTCTGAAGGCATCACTGATCTCGATGTGGACATCTCGTCTGGTCGGATTGGTGATTACATCGAGAAGCTGTCTGAACGTCTGCCAGAGCGTGCTACTGACATCGTGAAGGTGGGATTGGTTTCAAAGTCTACGAAACTGTATCAGGTGCTCAATCGAGCAACTCAGTATGGTGACTTCATCGCTAAGTCTATTTACTACGACCACCTGATTTCTCAGGGACTTAGTGCTGAGGTAGCATCAGCCATGATCAACGAAGAGTTCGTGAACTTCTCTGTGCTTCCGGGTCGTGTTCGCTCCGGTTTGGAGTCGAATGGTCTTACTTGGTTTATGGCCTTTAAGATCCGTATTCTCAAGATTGCTGCAAAGCAGATGCGAGATAATCCGGTTCGTTCATTGGCTATCAACTCAGTGGTCGATGTTGGTGGCCCAATCACGGACAACATCTTGGTAGTGATTGCTGAAGGTCGGTTGGACTATGCCACAGGGTTCGAGATGCTCTTTGATGCACCTGAATTGAACCCATGGATCAACCTGATGAATGGGGGTCAGTAATAACGAGGAGGGAAGGGTAGCTAACCCTTCCCTTTAGTCCCCGGAGATGATGACTTTGGCAAAGTCTCCAAGACAGTTTCATCTCATGCCTTTAGAATCCCTATATCGTCGGTGTTCCTATAACGCCGGAATTTGGTGAGCACCAACCGGGTGGCCAATGTCTTTCTTTGGAAGCCATCCAAACAAAGACAATCTGAATTTGATGGACCGGGAGGCAGGACTTGCACGCTGCTGAGTTGATCATGTCCGCGATCAACGGACCTCACTATCTATTTAGCTCCCAGCTAAAACCCCTCCCTCTTCTGGAGCACACCAATCGAGGGAGGGGAGATACCTACAGGTTGAGCCGACTTGTCCCGATTCTTGAGAGCAGTTACTCTCTCTCACGAGTGAGCTAATAGCCCGTAGGTATTGGTGTTCATGGGTCTGTGATCCAAGCCCAGACAAGGAATACGATGAAGGAGATAACCGCAATCCCTATCAATCCCCAGATCAGGAAGTAACCCACGAACATCACCATTGCTCCCAGAAGGGCAATGATGAAAAAAGAAGCAAGGGTGATGAACACCCCTGCTATTGCTGTGATGATCTGCCTGATATTAGTCAACATCGAAGATGCTCGACTTCTTGGCAGGCTTCACAATAGTCGTTTTCCCTTTGGGGGGACTATCTTCAGCTTCCGCTGTGGAGTCCGAGGATTGGTCTCCCTCGTCCCCAAAAAGGTTTCCCGAGGGGGCTTCCTTTTTGGCGGGCTGTACAGGAGCTTCTGCCTCTCCTTCTTCAGCGTCTGTCTCTGCTGCGTCACTGCCTCCTGAAGCAGTGCTATCGCAACCTCCTTCAGAATCAGTTTCAGCAGCATCCTCAGTCACCTCAGTCTTCTTTGCAGAGGTCGTGGTTCGGGTAAGTTTCCGAGGACGACCACCACGGTTTTTCACAGGGGCTTCCCCTATGATGACTTCAGCAACGATCTCATCGTCTTCGATGGAGAGTTCGACTTCAGCTTTATCCGCATTGGGAAACTGAAGAGTCTTCACGTAGGCGTTGAGTGCGTTCTGAATGTCATCTTGATCGAGCAAGATACGCATGTTCTCAGGCTCCTTCTCTTGTTTTGGTTTCAGTATGTGAACGGTTGCTATGGCATGGCCTCCAATTGAGACCACCCCACCAAAGGAAAAAGTCGAGAGGACAATATGGTTATAGTTATCATCAGGAATTTTTCCGGCTTCCACCATCGTATCACTGAAATACTTGTCAGTGACGGACCCGACATTCATTGTGTCGAGTCTCCGATTACTTGAGGCGAAGATCGTATAGTGGATCCAGATCCTCTCTGCTCGTGGCTTGTCCCTCAGTAATGGCTTCACCTCATCTGCGAAGTTTTTCTTTTGTGTATCAAGATGATGGTGATGGAGATTCCGGTAGATGTTCAGGTTCAGAGCTTGATTGTTTTTCTTACTCACATGAACGTAAGTGGGGACTCGCACTGAGTACGAGTCCACCACCTCACCGAAAAGCTCTATGAAGTCTTCTTGCCTCAATCGTCAAACAGGCTCGACTTCGTTTTTGCTTTGTCGGTAGATCCACCACCCGACGCTTTGGCACCACTCGACTTGCCACCAGCAAAGGCTTTGCCTTCCTTCTTGCCAGTCGAACGATCCCAAGTTTGACCACGGTTCTTTTCCAGCCACTTCGTGGCATAGTCACCGTCTTCTTGCATCTTGGAGATGGCTTTGCCCAGATCACCGTCGTTCAGCACGTCTTCGAAGTCACCACCAAGGCTCTTGATGAAGTGTGCAACTTCGCTGATTGTAACCAGACGGTCTTCAGGGAAGAACTTGATGAACTCGTTGGTGTCACGAGTATCACCAGTGGGTTCATACTCACCAGTGGATTCATTCTTCTCGGTCTTGTCCACGGTCTGACGCTGGACAGCCACCTGAAGTTTCAGGCCATGCAGTTCCACGAAGCAGTCCACTGCCTGCGGAACTTCCTTCTTCGACTCATAGTCGTAGAGGCTGAGGGTCTTTTCTTCGACATCCATATTCCCGACTTCTTTCGAAGCCAGCAACATGCAGAGACCGTTGACTTGGTTGAAACCCGGAAGGTTCTTCACTTCCTTGGTTTTCTTGTCTTGATAGGTGACATCACCATCACGGTTGGTCATCCAGATCTGACGGGTAATATCCATGCCATTCATCTTGAGACACAGAGTCAGGTTGCGGGCTTCGCTGTTTGCAGCTTTCCCGACGTAGGCATACTTGATTTCAGCCGGATAGATATCCGTGTCCAGTACGCCACCACCACCAACGTAATCGTCTTCGACTTCAGCTTTGGCAGCGGGTTTTTTCTTGGCGAAAATGTTACTCATGAGGGATTCCTTCTTGTTTCATGAGGACTTGGTTTGGTCAAACCAACGAAGCAGAGTCAGTCTTCGTAGTATTTGAGCAGGCGCTTGATGACAGGAGCGAGGTCATTGTTGATGTACAATTCGCTCCGATCCCACATTCCCATAGGTGAACGAATTCGATCACCCAGAGTTTTCTTTGTGGTTCTAGTCTGAAAGACGTGCTTGAAGCCAATCTCCTCATCCTCTTCAGAGATGGTCAGCAGACTGTTGGGGCTTTTGATCAGTTCTTTGATAGGCTGTTTGCTTACGTTCACGACAGTCGTGAAATAGGCTTCCAGACCTTTCTTGGCCAAAGCACCCTTCACAGGTACTGCGGTTCGGAAGATACCTTCCTCTTCGTCAAGTACACGGTCCAAGTGACCAATGAAGATGAAGAAGGCATTGACCTTCGAGGATTGGTTGATCAGTCGTTTGAAGAACTGAGCATACTCACCCCACATCTTCTGGGAGTTGGAAGAGTTGATGACGTGGATGGTCTCGAACATATCCATCATGAAACTGATGGTGTCGATCACCACGAAATTGAAGGGGTTTTGATCCCCCAACTCTTCCAGTTGTTCAAGCCAATCCAAGATATCGAGAGGGTCAGTGACTACTCGATTCTTGAATTTGTTCTTGAAAGGCAAAGGCTTACCGCCTTCGCAGTTGAGGTACAGTACGTCTGACCGATCACGTATCTCGTACAGGGACATTGATTTCCCTGCACCAGATTCGCCACAGATCAGAATACTGTGTGGGTTGTTGTCGGACATGGTGTCTCCTTACTTCGACATCTTGGAAGCCACTGATTTCAGAATGGTCGAGTAGACTTCATCTTTCTTCAGGGGAGTTCCAGAATCCTGATTGAGCTTCAGGACTTTCTTTTCGATTTGGTCGTAGTCAGCACCTGCATCCATCAGCATCTTGGCGTAGTTATGCAGGTTGTTGTTCCTACCCCCTACGTCCATGTGGTTCAAGAACCAACGCTCAAGATTATCCAGATTACCCAGATCAACGATCTGTTGAACATACTCGCTGTTCGATTTGGTTTTCGGGATAAATGGAAGAACATCAAGCACTTGCGGACCACGGTTAATGTGGACTTGTGCAAGTGGATTGGTCCTCCACTTTCGACTACGCTGGTTTGCAGCAGTGTCTGAGTGGAATGGAAGCCACATTGCGAATGAAGCCATGAATTCCTTGTAGTCGTCCTTCTCAAGATGAAGGACATAGTTGGTCGGAATGACCAGACGGAAGCGATGTTCTTCGTCTGTATGGCTTTTGGTCGTGTACGTGGCAAAGGTATAGTCTTGAAGCAGGGAGTGAACCTGATCAAGCGTTGGACCTTTCCGAGTGACGTTCCCTTCTTTGTCTCGCTCATGACCATCAACGTCGATGACAATCATATTGAAGCCGGGGATTACCTTGTCTTCACTACGATGTTCTTCTTCGAAGGTGTGATTTGCCCAATGGTAATTGGGAGCCTTGAAGAGCTTCTCCAGACTTTCCAAAGATCTCTTCTGTGGTTCATAGTCATAAGCAAAGTGATCACTCAAAGAGAAGATGAGGTTGTTCAGGTCAGTCTCTTCCAGCATAGAGCCGGAGAAGAACTCAACCTGTTGAACCACGTTCTTGGTGATCACGACATGATTGCTGACACCCCATGCCATAGCCAAGTCCATCATCTCTTTACGAGCGACGGTCGAGGTAGGGTAGTAGGGGAGATCCTCAACCAAGTCTGCATGGGTGAGGTTGTTCTGACTGGTCGCAATGTATTTCGCCAATCGAACGAAGTTACGTTCACGCTTCAGAAGTTTTTGGAAAGATGCACCTGATTCCTCAGCAACCTTGATGGCTTGTCTGAGATGCTGGATCTGGATTTCAGGACTTTCGTCCAAGAAAGCATACACTCCAGCGAGCTTCAGGGATTTGAAGTAACGATGCGACAGTTCAGCCTTTCGGATTTCCTCATGCTCAGGCATCTCATTGGCCATGGCTTCCGACTGAAGTCGATAGCTGATCAATTCGATACCCACATCCTCTGGTACATCGAGTTCGATGTTGTGATACCGAGGATCTGCAAACTTGGCGAGGAAGGTTTGCCACCGAGTCAGTGTCTGAGATTGGTTCTTAGACACTAGACCACGGTAGACATCTTCAGGGTTGATCTGAGCAAACTTCGTCTCACTTCGACCCATACCAAAGAAGCAGCGTCGAGCATAACCCGTTGCAAGGAACGAGTAGAACTCTTCTTCGATTTTGGCACCATCGAACAGTTTGGAGTTGGTTCCAAACATGAGGACATTCGCTGGTGTTGAACCAGAAATATCCAGACCACGTTCATTGTCTGGAGTGTTCTTCACGAGCTTGGCTTTGATCTTACCAAGGTCGTAAAGCTCCAGCAGTGTGTTGAGAACTTCGTTGTTGCCCAACAGGTTAGAACCCATCTCATCCATTTGGAAATTGATGGAGCCTGCACCTGCCAAGAGCAGTTTGTACCGAAGCTGTTTCACAGCAGGACCAGTACCAGAGTCGAAGATGAATGGCGCATGACCTTGTTTCTTGAAATCACTTTCAAGGATCTCAAGCTCTTTTTGCTCATCCCCACCTTTGGCAGCAGCGATATCCACTGCCATGTTGAAGAGGTTGGTTTCAGCCAGTTGATTGAAGGTTCCCTTCATGAAGGCTTCACGGAAACCCATGAGCACATCTTCCAGCAGGTTCACAGAGTGACCCTTACCAAAGCCTGACGTAGCCAGAGCAATGGAGTAGATGTTGACAGGCAAGAGACCACGTTCAGGTGAACGGATCTTGCACCTCATGGTAGACGGGATCAGGCCAAGAAAATACGCCACCTCAGCCTGAAAGAAGTCACGATTGACGTTCCCTGTGCGATGGCACAGGAGATCAACCAATTCTTGCATTGCAGGATTGTGAGGCGTGTTCTCTATGACAGAGAGATCATAGAAATTAGACATCCGGGAAATACTCCTTACGTTGTTCACAGACCGAGAAGGCTGGACAATAGGTACAGGCTTTCACTTCTCCGGGTACGGAGACGATGACCCCTTTACCTTTCTCTTTTTTGTGCAGTTCTGCGTCAGCGAGACTTTCAAAGCTCTTCTGAGCACGCCCCCCAGCATTAGCTGTTTCCGGGTTGGCGTAATACTTGTAGCTGTCAGGCTGCTTCCAGAGTTCGTCGTCAGTGCAACGAACTAGCTTGTCTTGGTTGTGAGTGAGACGAGCGTTCTTCTTGATATCAGCCAGCTTGTCAAGGATCCAACGCTCAGTATCAGCCTCACTCATGAGGGGATACTCTTTGTGAGCTACCTTGGCTTGGGGATAGTTCGGATCACTCTCGGCCCGATACTTCAGCCAGTCAGTGAAGATGAACTCAATCCTCATGGTATCCTGCCAGATAAACTCTGGCATGATGTAACGGTACATCGAACCCTGAAGGATGTAGTCCTTGTCTTTCTTGCCACTGGTGTAGCTGAAAGTCGAAGTGGTCTTCACGTCACGGTATGCACCGTTGATGGCGAAATCCAACTGGCCAGTGAGAACGACACCCCCTATCTCCTTGAATCGACGCTGCTCCAAGAAGATGGGAATATCGTTCCCACTGACCTCAGAAGGATCTGGATTGATCTTTACTCGATCAATCACTGACTGGGGATAATGGAGACGCCGCATCGCCCCTCTCCAGTCGCCTTCTGTCCATGCCCGCTCGATAGAGTCATGAAGACCATGACCCACACGAGAGGCAATCAAGTCAGATACATCCATGACCTCTTGGGTCTGGTCTACCTGACGTTCCAGAATCAGCCTACGAGTAGGCTTCATCAGGGTAGTGACGCTGATCAACTCACCTTCAGGAGCGACATCAGCCCCGCTGTAATAGCCGTTCTGAAGAAGCCACACTGCAATAGGCAGGTCGATCTGATGTTGGTTGGTCAGTTTTTTCATTGGTTCAGTCTTTCAGAATTGTATGGAAGACCGCACGGAAGAGTGCGTCCTTGATTTGTTGCTCTTGAGGAAGTTCCTCGAAAGAAACCAAACAAGGATGGGTAGGAGGAGATGCCTCTGGGTTTTTGACAGGACCATAGACCCACCCTTCATTCAGCTTCATCTTCATCCAATTGTCATGGGATGCAGAATCGCCTGCGTCTGGGTTGTTCATATGGAAGTCGATACCGTCTTTGATAGACTGGTACTGCCAGTCAGGCATATCATTCCAATGTGGTTGAGAGAAGTCACCATTTGCCTCACACCATGCTTTGTTGGTCATGTGCAAGACATAGGCTGCCTTATCTACAAGAGTGTTGATTGGTCGCGTCATGCTGCGATTCCTTTTTCTTTGAGTTCAGCCAAGTGAGCTTTGATACGATCTTTGATCGTGTTCTCATTGGCTGCATTGGGAATGTCGAACCCATGGTTCCAGTTCGGATAGAAGATCTCTACCGAACCAGAGAGTTTGACTTGATCGTGCCAGATCTCAGGATCATCCTGCCAAGCAACAGCTTTGGGCAGATGCTCATTCAGATACATCAGAGCTTCATATGCTCCATCACGCACCAAGTAGTATTGGGCATCGTGGATGTGAGCACATGGTTTGATGTCCAGCTTATGCTTAGACGCTCTGACCTTCTTCATAAACTCAGATGCGGCTCTGGAGTTCAGCATACAGTATGACTGACCCATAGCGTTACCTGCTGTCCTGCCTTCTGCTGCTGCTTCCTTGGGTGTCTTGTTGGTTCCAAGGATAGTCTGTGCAAGCAGAGGAGTACGAACACGTAGACCGAAAGCTACAGTGATGTAGCCATCACGAGTAGCCTGTTCGAGCTTCTTCTCCACATACTCAATCGAGACCTTGTACATCTTCTTGTACTTGTTCTCGATGTCCTGAGCCTTCTCTTTGGAGAAACCACAGTTGACCATGAGAGTGTGGAACGTACCTTGATAGGTGAGAGCAAAGGTAGGAGCTTTGCTTTCCTGTCTCAAAGGCTTGTACTTCTTTGCAATCGAGTTGATTGAATCCACAGAAGAAGGGTCGATATCTGGCATTTGATCGCCAAAATAACCATAGGCCCGTAGAGAATGACCATCGTAACCATCCGTATACACCTTCAGTTTTTCTGGGTCTTTGGTTTGAAGAGCAGAGATTCTGTCTTCTAATGAGTCGAAGTCGAGACCCACAAAGAGCCATCCGGGAGGAGCTTCAAAGCATTTTTTGATGAGCTTTGCAAGTCGAGACTTCAAAGGACCACCAGCAGATGACGGGATATTCTGAAGGTTCGGATTGTTTGATGACAACCGACCACTCAGAGTCCCACCAAGTCTGAAGTTACCAAAGAGGTAGTGCCACCCATCAGGACCGGGACATGCCTTCAGGAAAGCTGGCAAGAAGGTACTGAGGATGATCGCAGAAGCCTTGTACTCCAGAAGGATGTTCAAGAATTCCTTGGTTTCCTCAGAAATGTTCTGGTTCAGAAGTTTCTCCAGAGTGTCAGCACCTGTGCTTGGTAGCCCAGAGTCTGTGAGATCAAGGACAGGAAGTCCTAGGAACTCATCTGAATACAGAAGACGTTGAAGCTGTGGAGCGGATCCGGGGTTGAAAGCAACCATCAGATCCTGAGTTGAACCAAGGTCTACACGAGTGACGACTTTGGTCTTGAGCTTTTCGTTCTTCTTCTTCAGAGCATCCTCTTCAAGCTGATAGACAAAACCTTGAACGATTTTGGTCTGCAACATCTTCCAGACGTTATGCTCAGACTCAGCACCAAGCTGATCGTTCAGCTTGATGACCTTATCCATGTTGACCGGAAGACCAGTCAACTGCATCTGAATAATGTCTTTCACAGCATCTTTGAAGAGTCCTGTATAGATCTCGAACTGCTGATCGTTGATCATTGTTTGGTAGTGTTTGTTGTACACGAACCAAGTCGAGAGACCGTCCACAAGGTTGTATTCCAACAGCTTTGGAAGTTCGATTTGGGTGATGTCTTGGATATCCTCGACAGCATAATTCCCAGCGAATTCCTGTGCTTGTGCTTTGAGACCAAGCTCATTGCCAGCACAACTGTTGGTTGCAAGGTAGGTGATCAACTGGGTGCATTCCCAGTTCTCAAGCATCACGTCCAGACCCTCAAGAAGACCTTCTTGGTCAAGGATATGGTCCATGAATAATTGGTAGATCAGCACATAGGCATCATAACAGATGTTATGGTAGATCATACGTCGGCCAGTGGCTCGATACCTATAGAAGAAGGTCTTCAGAGCTTGGCGAAGGACGTGATCCTCTGCCTTTGTTTTGGTGTTATCCACCTCAAAGGCAATGCCGTTGTGCTGATCCCAGCAGAAGGTGATGGTTCCTATACCTGCATCATAGTGCTTCAGTGAGAAGCCTTCGATATCGCAGGACAGATCAACATCCATCTCGATCAGCTTGTCTAGCCAATCGAGCTTTTCCTTCAGCGAAGATGGATACGTGGCTGAATGGATGATATTCGAGCCAAGTTTTCTGTAGGTTCCGGATCCAAGATAGGAGAGGACGGACTGAAGTCCTTGGTCAATCTTGGCTTTGGTTTTTTCCGGATCGTAGAAAACACGGGAGTAGTGGGGGATGTATGTAGTCTTGAGACCACCCACTGTGTCAAAAATGTCACCAATGTTCGCATCGGTCTTCCCCTGTTTTGTCAGTACCTTGAAGTAATCTGGTTGAGCGACAACCAGAAACTCAATGCCAGCGTTGATGATGTTTGGAAGGAGGTCATCCAGATACTCTTTGATCTCAGTGTGTGATGTCTTTTTCTTCTTACGATTCAAATAGATATCACAGATCATGACCTCTTCGTTCAACTGGGAAAGCACTGGCATGTAGTGTTTGATCACCTCAGTCTTTTGGATCCGGGGAACAAGAATGGCTATCCTTGCAGGACGGCCTTTGCCAATGATTTCATAGTGCATGGTTTACCTCGTGTCTTCTGGCCTCTTAGAGAAGAAGAGCATCTCTGTAGGATTCTCGATGGTGAAAGACTGTTGGTGTAGTCCTTCCATGAGCTTGGTGGCAAGCTCAAAAGCGATATCCTTGAGGTCGATGATTGGTTTGGGGAAGCGAGGGTAGTTGATGAGTGTGACGCAGAAGCCACTCTCTTCACCACCTGTGTAGATGTAGTTCATGGGGCATATGCTTACACACATGCCCCGTTCACAGAACTCACGACAGATCTCTTCGGCCCGAGCATAGTTCCCAGCCATCCAGATTCGGATGGTGAATGATTGACAGGCTTTGCTGATCATTGGAAGAACCTTTCGGGAAGCTCACCTCTGATGTAGAGGCGATTCTTGGGTCGAGTGAGAGCCACGTACTGAAGACGGGCTGCCATGTCGGTTTGGGTACACTTGCCAATGTCAGCAAGGTCCACGATTACTTCATCATAGGTTGAACCCTGTGCTTTGTGAGTTGTGCTGGCCGCCACAGAACGAAGGTCAGGATGGTTATCTTGGAATTTGAAGAACCGATCCCACTTTTTTCTGGACTTCCAGTATTTGAGCACCTCTTCACGATCATTGGGATCTTCGGTCACAGTGACGTTGTAGATTGCAAACGTCTCTGGATCCCGAACCACGAGATCAACCATGTCAATGATGGCTCCGGGTACGATCTGATCGTTCTCATAGGCTTGACCTCGTTGGATCACCTCTACCACTTGGTCAGTGTAAAGACGTGTCTTATCAACGAGTTCTGCCGATGAGTTGTTGGTAAGCATCTCTCCAACCTCATAGTTCTGCGTGTATCCACGAAGCTGACGAACATAGAGATTGTAGTTGATGACTCGCTCATTGGTGTAGCAGAGGAGCCTCTTGTTGGGATCCTCTTTGTGATACTCTCGTTCCAGAATCCCTTTGAGTTGGTTTCCTGTAACGAAGTCGATCACACCAGGAACTTCTTTGATGGGATGGAACACACCTGTCAGAACAGTATCCTTGGCCATCTCTGCAAGCTCCATGAGAGCTTTCTGATTCTGTTGACGAACAGGAGAGATGAGGAAACTCTCAGTCTTCTTCTTCGAATAGACAGGAGAGATATTCTCTTTGACAGGAGCAAGCTGATTTCTGTCTCCGACAAAAAGGATCTTGCAGTTCTTGGTGGTTCCCTTGTCGATGTAGTCATACAGGGTTTTGTTGACCATTGAGGCTTCATCGACAATGATCAGAGTCCGGTCATGGACTTCCCACTTGGCAGTAGGAACCACACGCTTATCACCTGAAGTGAAGTCGTTATGGACTCTGAGATTCATGAATGAATAGATCGTCTGGATGTCTCCACGACGATGTTGCATTGCAGCCTTGAGGACTGCTGCTGCTTTGTTGGTGGTAGCAGTGACTGCTACAGATGTAAGGGGACAGTCTGGTCCTTTGTGTTTCAGGATGTCGTCGGTGACTTTGGAAATGAAGAAGCTCTTTCCTGTACCTGCTCCACCAGAAACCCTGTGGAATTTTCGGTCAGGATCATTGATGAAGGCAAGTACATCCTGAAATGCGTCTCGTTGTTCTTGGTTCAGGCTCGCCATTGCTCAAGATACCTTTCATTGTGAGCTACCATTTCTTTGTACTGCTCGTACATTCTTGGCAGTATTTCTTGTGGGTTGATGGAAGGATGAAGCATAAATACGCCTCTGAATCCTTTCCAGTTACTTGAAGCATACGCTTCAAATCTTTGAAATCTAAGAGAAAACATCTTTCCAGATTCAGTAACCATATCAATGAGTCGTTCATTGAGATGAGGTCTGGATGTAGGTAGATCCCCCCAGAGAACCAAGGCATTTCGAAATACACGATCAGTTTCTTGTTGAGTAGTGCATAGACAGGTCATGCTGATCTGTTTGTCTAAGCCATTTTTGACGTTCTCATAAGAAAGTTCGATCATGGTATCCTCGATGAAAAAATCCCCCCACCATTTCTGATGGGGGGACGTTTTGAGATTGATAGTCTCAGTAGATTAGCCACATTTACTGTAGCCACAGTCCTGACAGGTTGGGCATCCAGAAGCAGTGATCAGATTGAAGCCCTTGCAGCTTGGGCATTGATCAGGGACTGACTGATCTGGCTGCTGCGTTTGAACTTCTTCCTCTGGAGCAAGAGGCACTGATTCCGGGGTCGATTGATACCCAATCATGTCGAGATGCTCACTCAGCTTTTGGCCGACGAGAGCAACCAAAGAAGGACAGTAACGCCCTTCAATCCATTGCCCACCTTTCGGGTCATGGATTTGCTTCAGTTCTTCAGCAACGAATCGGACATCTCCACCTCGTTGGAAGACTGCCGAGATCATCCTCGTAAGAGCCGCAGTCCACTGATGGTGTTCCACGTTCTTGGAGTTGATAAAGATCTCGAAAGGCATGAACCAATCGTGTTGAGGATCCATGACATTGTTGAAAGTCACATAGTAGCTATCCTGACCCCAACGGCACTTGTAAGTAGTACCGTCGATGACAGAAGGCCGTGACATAACACGCATGTCTCCGTCGTAAGCAGGTTCTGCAACCTTAGTTTCGACTGGTTTTTCTTCTTTGGTTTCAACGGACAAGACAGAACCTGTCACGTCGTTTGGCCGATAGGTTGTGCAACCTTTACAGCCAGTAGTGTAGGCGTGATCATAGACTGCTTTGAAGTCATCAAAGCTGATGTCTTCAGGAAGATTGACAGTCTTAGAAATGGATGAGTCTACCCATTTCTGAAGCACAGCCTGCATGACAATGTGATCAGACGGAGTGAGATCCTGTGCTGTTGCCATGTAGTTTTCCCACCACCAAATGGCTTCGGGATTGTCGTTTTCTCCAAAGTGTTCTTCGAACTTCAGCACAGCATAGTCATAGACTGTTTCTGTGCGTTTGGTTCCATCATCGTTAGTGACCTTACGCTGATACTTCGGAGCGAAGATAGGCTCACCACCTGAACTCACATTGCCTGCATACATGCTGATGGTTCCAGTAGGAGCCACAGAGAGCAGGTGAGAGTTACGGATACCCCATTCCAGAATGTCATCTTTGATGTACTCTGGCATCCGTTGCATGAAGCCTGATTGAATGAACTTCTCACGAGCTTCAAGAGGAACGAGACATGGGGCTGGACCCATTTCTTTCGCCATCTGAATGGACTCTTCGTAAGCCCAGATAGCGATATTCATCATGATAGTATCAGTGAAATTAACAGCTTGTTGGTTGCCGTACCGATGACCAGTCATGAAGAGAGCATCTGCCAAACCAGTCACACCGAGACCTTGACGACGCTTGAAGCGTGCTTCGTCTCTCTGTGCTTCCAGTGGGAAGAGACTTGTTTCAACCACGCTGTCGAGAATTCGAACACCAGTGCGAACCGATTCTTCCAAGGCTTTCATGTCGATCTCAGCTTGTCCTTTGACAAACGGAAAGACGACATGCTTTGCCAGATTCACCGATCCGAGCAGACATGCACCATATGGAGGGAGCGGTTGCTCACCACATGGATTTGTTGCTGCAATGGTTTCAAGGAACCAAAGATTGTTTTCCTTGTTGATGCGATCAATGAAGATCACACCGGGTTCAGCGTAGTTGTAGGTGTTCCAGAGAATGGTTTCCCAGAGTTCTTTGGCTTTGATGGTCTGGTAGACCTTACCATCGAACATGAGATCCCAATCACTGTCAGCAGCCACTGCTTCCATGAACTCATCCGTACAGAGAACTGAGACGTTGAAGTTACGGAGTCGCAGAGGATCCTGTTTGGCTGTGACAAACTCCATGATGTCAGGATGATCACACCGCATGGTGGCCATCATAGCTCCACGACGGGAGCCAGCAGACATAATGGTTTTGCACATGGAGTCCCAGACATCCATAAAGGTGAGAGGACCGCTGGAGAAGCTCTCCACTCCCTTTACAAGAGCACCTTTGGGACGAAGGGTAGAGAAGTCGTAACCGATTCCACCACCTTGCTGCATGGTAAGTGCAGCTTCCTTGAGCATATCGAAGATACCATCAAGGCTGTCAGGGATAGTACCCATGACGTAGCAGTTGAAGAGAGTCACGTTCCGGCCTGTTCCAGCACCGGAGTTGATCCTACCAGCAGGTAGGAACTTGAAATCATACAGAGCATTGTAGAAGCGAGCCTCAAGAGCCTCACGTTCTGCATGATTGTTGTGGAAATGTGGCAGGTTGGAACATGCTTGTGCAATCCTGCCCCACGTATCAACCACATTCTGATCAGAGATGAAGCCATCACGTTCCGTCTTGAAACGGTACTTTTGGTTCCAGATCTGTTCAGAAATAGGTTGAGGGAAATGAGCTTGACTCATGGCTGACCTCTTGGCTTTCTGACTGAGATGGGTCTTGTGGTGTACCAGTGGTTCTCTAGTGGAGCAAGCACATTTAGTTGTTGTGATGTCCTCCGCCACCATGTGTGGACTTCTTTGACATTTCTTCAATGATTTCAAAGTCATCCTTGGTGAGTATGGCTGTGGATCCACCCATCAAACCAACTCCGTAACTCAGACCTGCTTGGAAAGAGGCTCGTTCCTGTGGAGTGGGGAAGATCAGAGGATCCAGATCGTGATTGTTTGAAGTTTTCACACTGAAGGGGAACTCCCCAATGGGGTAGATCGCAATGTCCGAACCGTCCTGAGTCAAATTGTCGATATGCTCGATCAGGTTCTGTACTTCGGGAGGTCCGAATTTGTTGAAGATCCACCACCGAAGTCCTTGTTTGTTGTGTTCGCTCATCCTCGCATCCTTTCTGCTGCTCCGAGAATAAAATCACTGATGTACTGGTCATCATGACATGCAAAATTGAGGATGGGTATGCCATATTCTTGAGCCACTCGGAGAGCTTGGCCTGTACCTCCGGTAATTGCTCCGTCTTTTGTCCAACACAGGACGAAGGAAGAAGGTCTGTCCAGTTCACGTCCGAGAATCTGGTACATATTTCGTCCATGAAAATCGCGTCCTGCACATGAGACATTCGCCCAGTTAGGGTGAAACTCTTTTGCAAGGAGTCTAGCTCGTTTGCACGAACCATAGAGAGGAGACTGGTTTTTCCTGAACCCCTTCCATGGGAGATATATCTCTGCGAGAGATTCAAGGTGGGTATTGAGTTCAGAAGCTGCTTTTGCCACACCTGATTCAAAAGCAGCATCTGCCCCGTCAGCACCCCCGGATCGTAGAATGAATCCGAGCTTGGCCATTGTCCTGCCTGCTGCAAACATTTTTCTGCATACGTCTTCGGGTGTCTCACGGCTTCCTATCCCTGCATAGTAAATGGTCATCAGAAGGTTCCCCAGTATCTCCGTTTCACTTCATGAGTATCGAGCCAAGGCTTCCAATACTCATCGAACAGACAGTTGTCAGGGGCAGTCCTGAACATTGGAGCAATGTCAGCATCTTTGTGACCACCAAGACCACACCCAACACGGGTGACTTGGAACTCTGCTCCTCTGACTTTCCAGTATTCGGCAGTCTCAATGAAGCGATTGACAGAATACTGAATCTCCAGAAGAGACATTTTTTCAATGTGGAATCCTTTGGTGGGAAGAGCATAGCTGTTTCCAACTATGCCCTCACCGATTCCCCATTTGGCTCCGTGTTGCTTAAATGCAACTTTAGCTGCACCAGCACCATGGACACCTGATTTGTTGGAACCAAATACGAAGATCATTCAGTGACCTTTCCCTTTCCCCGGCGAGCCGTCTTGGTCGGTGCCGTCTGGGTTTCCGTTGGGGCCACCATGTCCTTTTCCGGGGTTGGAAGAGTCATGTCCGTCATCATCGTTTCCATGGCCATTGTTTCCATGGTTTTTGCCCCCGTCATCTGTTCCTCCAGATCCCGGAGAATCAGATCCTCCATCGTGATCGGAGTCCCCTCCATTGTCATCTCCAGAGTCGTCTGATCCGCCATCAGAAGGCGGGCCAGAATTCGATCCTCCATTGTCAGAATCCGATCCATTGTCTTCATCAGACGAATCTGATTCAGTATCTGAATCAGAAGCCCCACCAGTGTAAGTCCAATCAGGACCACTGCTGTAGACATGATTGCTTGTTCCATCACATTGATCCTCTTCAGTTTGGAATTTGTCCCAAGTCTGGAGTTCACGATCACAGATCTCAGGGGGACTTCCACAGGCTGCAAGAAGCAGGCCCATGGGAGCCATGAATAGAAGTTTACGCATTGTCTCGTCTCCTTTGGTTCTCTTTATGAGTCACCATTTCAAGGTGTTCAGGATTGACACACATTCGATTCCGACACTTGTGGTCAATCTGTTTCTTACCCGGAACGTAGCCATTATGGTTCACATACATAACACGATGGACAGCCACTGTCTGTCCGTTAAGACACATTCGAGGGTAGCCCCCACCTCGTCCTGTGCCGGAATTGGAACCTTGCCAAATGTGACACGCAGTTTCGTACCCCAAATCTATGACACAGACGTTGGCATATATCTTGGATTCGATCTCTGAGCGACGACACATTTGGAAAATCTCCTTCAATTTCTGTTCTGCGGCGGAACTCGCGTCATGTAGAACAAAAGGTGAACTTGAGTTAGCAAAAGCACTAGTGCCTCTATTAGTCTTAAAACCTCGGGATTTAAGCCTGATTTTGACACTAGTGCTTCGACTAACGAACGATTAGGCCAGAGCCTTCTCGATCTTCGTGATCTCAGAGTCATTGAAACCCAGAGCATTGTAGCTCTTCTTGGCAGTACGCTTGAACGAAGCCAGAGCTTCGAACGCACCTTGGTTGAAGAGCATACGAGCACGCTGTGCAACGGTCATGGTCGTCTCTTTGGACTTCACATAACCTTCATAGTCGTACTTCTCGAACCACCGACCCATGGTACGGGTGCTGGTGTTGTGCAGAGCAGCAATCGCAGCTTTCGAACCTTTCTCCAGACGGAGATCCTCGAACACTGCAATGACTTCCTTGGGAGCAATATCCCAAGGCATTTGGCCAGTAGAGGCGGCTTTGGTCGATTTTGCCATCTTTACGATGTCCTTCTTCTCTTGTTCTGGAACGACATCCACATTCAGACTGTCTCCAGAGGGTTGAACGTCAGGTCGAGCAGCTTCCAGTACCACAGACGGAATCTCATTCCCTTTGAGGGGAACTCGTTCCAAGACTGTTTTGGTTCCAACCTTTACAGCTTCAAACGGCTTGATAGCACGTCCTGCAACTGCATCAGCAATGACTGATTTGAAGGTCTGTTCACCCACGACGAATGAACCGGAATTAACCATAGTATGTGCAGATGCGGTCATGACACCGATCACGTCGTAAGCACACACACGGCATTTGTCAGTCTCGCCATGAGGAACTGCGATGAAGTTTGCAGGATCCACCAAGACGATCAGGGTATGGGAACCACTGAACCCACTCAGATAGCCAAGGTTGGCCACATGCAGGCCGTGAGAGCAGCTACGGTTCCGGGAAGGATCCACTGCGTCCACGTCCATCCAGACGTGACTCCCGACCTGTTGTTCGATCTGTCCGGAATGGACATCAACGAACATCCCATTGGCTTTCTGGTTCACCTTTTTGTAGCCGATGATCAGACCATCGTTGGTGAGCGGAAGCTCAGACCGTTTGATGAATTGCATCAGATCTTCTGCACTGTGGAGGCGACTTTCGACCACTGGGGCAAGACGACGAAGGAAGTTGCGAACCGCAGGGGAGTTTTCAGAAGCAGCACGATGAGCGTGCTTCTCCAGATTTTCCACATGCGGAATAACCACTTCGCGTCCTTCATGTTGAACAGCCACAGAGACTTTCTGAGGATAGAAGATCCCTTGAACCTCTTTGCCGTCAATCATGTGAGTGACAACGATACCGCTGCCCTCATATCCTTCAGGCACGATGGCCTTATGGATAGTCATGTAGTTGGAGAGATCGAGGGGAACCACGCTCTTTCCATCAAGTTTGGGAGTAAGATACTCCGCGATTGCTGTCGTGTTGTAGGGTCCGTTGTTCTTCATGTCGAGCACTTGCCCTTCGGCAGTGATTAGCATGATTTTCTCTTCGGAAGCCAACATTGACACGATGTTTTTCGTGTTTGAAGACATGCTTCGTCCTTTCGTTTGATCAAACAGTACGCAAGAAGCGTAGGAGCTTTTCTGAGAAGCATTTAACCTCTCCCGGTTTAAGCCCAGAGAGGTGGTTTCTCAGTTCATACTCATTCAAGAGTTTCGTCTTTTTGGTCATCTTACGAACCAAAAGAACAGAGTCGGTATTTCGGGCCACATTCATCGAGTCTTTGACCAACTGAATTGTGTCACGATGTACCCAGTCATTGCCGTAACGCTGCATGTTTTCGATTTCAACGAGCACATTCATGTCACGAGCAAAAGCGTCCTTTTGGCTGTTTCTGACATAGGGAACCTTGAAGAACTTCTGCACTTCAGGAAGATCACGCAGTTCGGAAGGAAGATCTGAATGGTCTTTGAAGATGCTGTGCAGAACCATACGATTTACACGGTCCTGATCTGCAAGGATTTTTTCCACCAGTTGGTGGATCTTCACTTCAAAAGAAGGGATGTCCTTCTTTTCAAGACGACCTGCACGAGCTTTGTTGTGCAGGATGACGAATCGAGGAGTATTTTCACTCACCCATCCAACAAGTCTGGTACTTGGTTTGTCAGAAGAATACTCATGCCGTACCTTGTGTTCAGTGACACAGATATAGCAGGTAGGGTTTTCGACTGAGTTGTTCCAATCAGCCCAATCAGCATTGCTCAGGTTGACCAGAGGATAGGTGATGACCTCTTTTGCAACCATAACACCATTGGCTGCCACAGGCTTTACAGTCCGTGTACGAGCTTCTGGTTCATCTGCTTCGTAGACCATGTACCCAGCGTCAGACAAAGCCTTGAGAGCGTTGTCATAGCCTCCATTCGTTGTCATAGCCTCCATTACGTTGGTGAACGATAATGGCTGCCACAGGACATTGGTTGGCATTGTAGTATTGCTCTTCAAAGTTGCTTCTGTGGAAGTTGTGGTAATTACTTACTGTTGGGTAGTTTGCAGTGAACATGGCCTGAAACTGGAATCGGGTTTCCTTCAGAGCAGTGATTGTCTTGGCGAGAATCACAGTTCGAGTGAGAAGCACGTCGTGGAACTCTTCACCGTCTTTCTTGAACCAAAGACGATCAGGATATTTCGCATCCGGAAACTTGAGCTTGTTCTCTTTGAGAAGAGCCGAAGCAATTTTCTGTTTGGAGTACGAAAGACCCTGAAGTTTACCAGCCTTACGACGGTTGGAAACAGGTTCCCAAGTGTCACGATATGCTACTCGAATATCAGTGTCTTGGTTTGACGCTGCATCACAGATTTGCTTTGCAGTGATGAGTTCAGCCATTGAGACTGGAGCTTCGTGCATAAAGGGAGTCTTGTAGACCTTGGATCGAGTAGACATCCGACCCATGAGATAGTCTTTGTAGTGAGTGTGCTGGGGGAATTTCTTGGCCCAGATGATGTACTTCATGGTGCTGAGTTTCTCACCACCAATCATTGAGTAGACATCTCTGGTCCGAGTGAAAGCCAGTTCACACAGACTATTCCACATGGATTGGTTCATGGATTCAGAGCATTGCTCTTTCGCTGCACTGATGATGGGATGACCAACATCTGTGATTTCTTTGAGAGATTTGCGATCACCAACACGATACCATGCTTCCACAAGATACTTGGGTTCGATGCCAGATTCACAGAGAGATTTGAACGATTCGTTCAAGACTGCTCGTGTTACTGGAAGTAGCATCTGACGGAAGTTTTCTTCCATCACCTCAAGCTGATTTTTGATGGTAGCTACAGTACGTTCGTTCAGGTTGAGACCTTCACGACTCGGAAGAGGCGTCAGAGTCGAAGCCTTGAATCCGATGTACATATTGCCCAGAAGGTTTGCCATTTTGCGAACAAAACGATACTCATCTGCATAGGCATCATCGTTGATGATCTCATACCGAACCCCACCATAGACAGCAAAAAGCTGTCCTTTGTGGTTTTCTTCATCGACAATCCATTCACCAGCAGGAATAGAATCAGCAAAGATCTCTTCAGGTTCTTCGTCCTTGAAGTGAATTCTTGCTTTGATTCCAGACAGATAGAGGATGTCTTTGATGCACTCGTAGGCACGAGTCATGTCATTGTCGTTCTTGAGAGGGATGGTAACTACCAGCCCAGACTCAGGAGTAGGAACGTCCCGGTCCACCTTGGTTTTCTTCAGAGACACGATTCATGATGTACATGCCTTTGAAGCCATCATGGTGAGATGTCACCGTGAAGCTGTCTGCATAGGCATAAGGAGATTTGGAACCAAGTCCAAAACCACCTGTCAGTTCATCGTTGTTGCGTTTGGTCGAGTTCCCATAGATGCAGTAAATGGGATGAATCTCATTCTTGTGGATACCCGGACCATAGTCACGAATGATCAGGCCCGAGGTATCGTTGATGTAGATGTCGATGGCTTTGTCTTGGCACTTGCCCATGCGGTGAGCATCCCAAGCATTGAACATCGTCTCTTGGATCATGGTTCGCATTGGCTTCTGGTAGAGGCCAGTGGACAACATGCCCATGAGCACGGGATCATTTGTGACCCCGAAGCTCTCAGTCTTTCCGGTCCCCCCGATCAGTACGTTTTTCTGGTCGAAGTCACCACCGTTAAGAACTTGCATTGGTCTTCTCCTTTCAAAATGAAAAAACCCCCTGCCGCACTACCAGCAGGGGGTCTCTATCCGAACATCTCAGGCTGCTTCGGTATCACTTGGATAGGCCACTCTGGTTAGTGAAACGAATCTGTAGCTTCTCCTCACACAGAGGTCCATCCAGCCTGAGAGTTGAATCTCAGATGTTGTTGTTGATCCAGTAACGAAGATCAGACTTGTTCATGGTTCCAGAAAAGACTTCTCGAATCATTCCATCCACGAACAAAGCCAAAGAAGGCAGAGTGCGGATGTTGAGTTCTGCCATGGTTTTTTCGGCATCTTCAGCATCCATATATGCAAATCGGATGTCACCTTCCATTTGAGAGGCCATCTCTTCAAAGGTTGGTTTCATCTTTTTGCATGGCTGACACCAAGACCCCGTAAACATGATGATGATGGGGTCAGGATGTTGTCTGACTTCTAGTTGGAAATCAGAATCACTCAACGATCTCAGCATTTATTCTGCTCCTTGGTTCACTTCTGCTTCATTGCGTTGGAATTGCTTCCAAGCATCCACCACCGGAGTCATGTCCGGTTTGGCGTAGTTCGGTCCCTTTGTGACCTTACCATCTTCACGGTAGACAGGCTTGCCGTCTTCACCCAGCTTGCTCATGTTCGAGGCATGGACACGCTCATAGGCTGCCAGCAGCAGCGGGAGAGGGATACGGAGCTTCTGACATACCTCGGAGACCAGAACAGCAGCTTCATCAAGGATGGACTGGATCTTCTGGTTCCGCTCATCAGAGATGACATCTGGAGCGTAGATGGGCATCACGTTGTAGAAGTGAGCCACGACATAGATCACATCAGAGAGTTCTTTGAAGATCTCACCGATGTTCTCGTCTGAGAGTTCGGGCTTCTGGAAGGCTTCACGAAGTTCTTTGACTTCTTCAGCAACGAGAGTTTCAGCAGCCCAAGCGAAGTCGAGCTTACCACCCATTGCTTTGATGAATTCCCGTTGAAGACGGAAGACCTCAGCGGGGAGTTGTTGGGTAAACATATCTGTTCCTTTCTGATTGGAGACACACCCAACGAAAGAAAGTCAGGGCATTCTTACTTTGGACGATTGATGAGTAAGAGTGCATCCCATTCATACTCACGACAGAGGTTTCTGAACTGTCTCTTGGTTCCATACCAAGCATAGTTCTTGTCGTGAGTGAGCTTCGTGCCACAGAGATGAAGATATCTCAAGGGGTGCTGTTGAGTATCGACAGCATAGTAAAGGTCACTCGGAAGGATGCGGTCCAACCGAGTGACAGGTTTTATTGGAGTGACTGGGAGCATATGTACCTCATGCTTTTAATTCGTAGCCTGCTTCTAGGGCTGCGATTTCAGCACCAGTCCAAGGCAATCCAGTTGCTGGATTTGTAGTCCACGCATACCCCAATAGACCTCGTTTGGTTCTCGGTAGAGGTTGCATGTCCGCAGGAGCGTTGTAATCTACGCCACCAATTCGAACGAATGGTCGAATTTGCTGTGGTCCGGTAGGACCAAAACGTAGATCAAATCCCGGAAAAACAGAATGAACAATTCGGCCCGCTGGGAGTGAATACCCAGAGGTCACAAAACTCTGTTTATCAGCAGCCGTTTCCCCGATCCAACCAGTGATTTGGTTTCCATCTGTTACTTCAGTAACAGTTGCTGAGAGATTAGTATAATTACCAACTGCACTTGGGTTGATGGATTGAAGTTTCATTCCAATGGTAGATTCATTAGCCATGATCAGTTGACTGACATAGCTGAAATTACCACTAAGACCAGCATCAATGTTATCCCACGTAAAAGAAGTAGGAATCCGTTTTGTAGCTGAAGCTGCTCTAGTAAGTGCCAAGAATATGACACCATTCACATAGATAGTGAAATTGATGTTGGTTCCATCATCTTCATAAACCATGTCATAAGTAGCCAATCCAGCAGGCAAGAAAAAACCTATTGCATTGGCTATGTTTGCATTTGCCCCATTATAGATTGTACAAATCAAGTTACCATTGACGAAAGAAGAACTGACAGCCCGATTACCATCGTTGTCAATCCATGTGATAAAACTTCCATCAACGATACTTGAGTTTGTTGTAGGCATGTACAAATCAAAATGAACCCATGCTTGATTATCCCCTGAAACACTGAAAGAATGTCCTACATGAGTAGGAAATTGACCTGAATCTTGGGTTTTCATGATGATTGCTGAATCGACATAAGTAGAATCAAAGAAATTAGTATTGGTTGTTACACCATCTGTGATTCCACCAAAATCATTGATGTCATTGGTTGCCAGATAGATGGTCATGATGATTTCCTTTATTCTGGAAGAGAGATGACATAGATTTTGGCTGTCAGGTTAAACACAGCATTTGATCTACGACCAAGAATGACATTTTGATGAGCATTGGATACAAATGTACCATTTGTTGGTGGGATGATTCGTAGTTTGATTTCTACGCTGTCTGTACTAACACCACTCCATTTTGTGAAGAAATCGGTTGCGAATGAGGTAAGCAAGAGTGTCCAATTTGTTCCATCAGAAGAATAGGACATATTGAAGGATACGATGTTATCAGTATCCCATTCATGGCCCCAAATTGAAAACACAGTTGGAGTTACTGGTTCTCCGAAGTCAAAATCAAAAAAGGTAACTGCATCAATATTTGCCAAAGACAATGCTGGTCTTGGATTTGTTTGAACAGTTTTATTGAAAGTAGCAGTTACATCTCCAGTATCATTGGTGATTGATACTGGATTAAGAGTAGCAGCCAATGACTCACCTGTACCAAAGGTTAGTCCATTGATTTGAGTACCAGAGGTATTGTAGACCAGATTGTTAATTCTCCAATACCGAGCAGAAATGAGATTGAGAACAGGAGCCGGAGGAGGACCGCCTGAACTCATTGCTGCATATGAGACTGAACCAAGAAGAGCATTCATCATGTCGTCAGGTTCCCGATGAGGTAATAGGTATCTGCTGTGGTAGCGTCTGGAACGAGCGTAGCAGAGCCATATCTGTCTGCAATGGACAGATTACCCCCAGCACTGTGAATGGTCACTCCAGCCCCTGCTGCGAAGCTGACAGCCCCTGTACCAACACGAATGAAGGTTACAGGCTGACCTCCTGTCATGCTTGGTTCAATGGTAATGGTTTGAGCAGATCCATTGTTCATGCGACGAATGACGTTACCTGAGAAGTCGCCATTCACTGTGGAATAGGCAACATCAGTGATTTCTGTCTGAACCATAGTAGATCCAGAAGCACCAGTGAGAGTGTCCCCAATCGGAAGTTCTTGGATCTGTCCATCAATGAGGACAAGAGCACGTTGTTCAGCCATGGGGACACCCTTTTTCGCTTAGGCCAGCAAGATTGGATCTTGCGGGTTGAAGATCAGCGTAGTGGAACTCACTGCGATACCAACTTTCTGCACGACGTTACCTGCCGTAGACGGAGCAACGTGGTTGGAAAGCCCAGCAGTCGTTGACAGGTAATGCTGACCGGGGGTCATACCTGTACGCTGACCATTAATACCACCCCAGTAGACAGTGGCGTTGGCACCGTCTGCAACAGCAGCCAGAACAAAGCCATTGGCAGGGGCAGTAGCGTTTGAGGCGTCTGCTTTACGAGCACGCATCACACCAACGTCATTGTAGACGTTAGCCTTGAGAGGACGAGATCACCCGCTGCAAGAGCACTGAATGAAGGTACGATACTGGTTTCAGCACCAATACCCGTAGGCATCATGGTAGAATCGAGACGACCGGACAAGTCCAAGGCAGGGATCTTGTTGGCCTGTCCCGCTCCACCAGTCGCTACAGCTTCCACTTCGCGGAAACCGCCAGCGGCATCGTGTTGGAGGTACTTATCAGGCATCTGTTATACTCCTATGATGGGATAAGGATCGAGGTTGAGTTCTGTCGCAGAAATTGCCCAACCGATCCTTCGGACGGGGTTCCCAGCAGTAGGTTGAGTTTGCGTGAGAACACCATTTGCTGCAATAAAGATTGGAGCATTTGGTGTCCAGTTCCACGCACCTTCAGTCATGAGGCCCGACCGGACCACATTGATAGGATCGCCAGCAACTGTGGCCATCCGTGTGACTCCGGCATAGGCTGCCAGACTGTCTACGTCAGGTTGGGTATACATCCCATCGTAACCAACAGCACGATAAGCCCCTACAGGCTCTAGTGCGATGATTCGGACATCCAGAGTACCTGTGGAAGTCTGGTTGATGTTGTACCCAGTCCCAACAGCGATTCTCAGTGGTTCAGATACCTCAAGAGTGAGGTCAAAATTGTCTGATACACCAACAGTGTCGTTGGTGATGACAATCTCATACTGAGGACCAAAGACTGCATTGAGGTTTAGATCGCTCATTGAGTTTGATCCTCCATGCAGTCAATCAAGAAGGTACGTGAAGAAACACGACCTTCGACTGGACGATCAAACTGGATGTCGCATTTGAGAACACGAACAGGCCAGAGAGCCGTTTGAGCATGAGGAAGACTGATGGTGAACTGACCCAGAGAACCATTGGTAATGGTTACGTCGAGTTCAGAGATCAGTTTGCGAGCGTATCGAACCTGAGAAGCAATCGTCCATCCGGTGATATCAACAGGAACCCCGTTGTTGGCAGGGTCTGTGAGAGTCATAGGGATTTTGAAATCATCACCTCGGGTGAATTCATATCGAACTTCGTCTGCCATGTTATACCCTCATGCGATTAGTTTAGCTTGCTTTACCATGTGCAGGTTTGCATGACCATATTAAACTGAAAGTCAATAAAAAAACCCCCCTACCTAATGGCAGGGGGGCTTCATTGTTACCGCTGGATCCGTAGGATCACAGGGAGATACGGGATCACCTCCCTTCTACGAACCAGCGGGAATAGAGGTTGCGTACCCATGCGGGCTGAGGAATGAGATTCCAGCCCAGCACAAGGCCCACCCCCATTCCAATTACGAACTCAAACATTTGCCACCTCCTTATCTTTGGCTTCCACTTTTGCGAAGACTGCGAGATTCTTCGCTTCCCACAGGCTACGAATAGCCAGTGTCAGTTCTGCTGACTGAGGCAGTTCAGCAATGAGAGTGAGAGCAAGATCATGGAATGGTTTGCTCACAGCCTGAAGATGCTCAGGAAAATGAGCATATCGAAACAGGCTTTCGATTTTGGCTTTGTCCATCATTGGTCGTCTCCAAATACTTGGTAGGCTTTCACTGTAAACCGTGATACCTCACCTTCGAGTTCATCATAGATGACTGCTTGAGCCATCGCAGTTTCTCCAAAAGCTGAACCATAGAGATCAGGTTCTGACCAGTTGGAGGCTTGTTCCCACATCACACCGGGGAACTGCTCGACCTTACGGTGATGCTTGTCCCCTGTCCAGACAGTGATGTGTTCCACGTCAGCAATATCTTTGCGATAGCGTTGGAGGAACTGCATGATGAGACGATCAGGTTTGATCTTGTCGCCATGATGACCAAAAAGAGCCACTTTGCCGAAGATGTGCGCCCAATAGGAATTGGGATCCATCTCAACAGTGACGTTTGGTTGGTTGAAGTATCGCCACTTGGCACCCTGAAGTAAAGCCAGATAACTGTCTCCGTCATGGTTCCCTCGCTTGATGACGAGACGTACATCAGCGATTTGTGCAGCGATATCAGTGGTATGAATGATTTGTTCACCAGTGACATCAACTACTTTGAAGTGACGAGAATCGACATCAAGGATGTGATCTGAGCCGTGAGTGGCAGTCATTGGTACTTGGCCGTTGGCGTGGAGAACATCACCATTGTAGTAGAGGATGATCTCTTGAACGCCTTCTTTTTCGACATGATCGAAGAGACGACAGAGCCACTGATGAAGACGGGACATTGCGATCTCAAGATCCCAGTCTCCGTAGCCTGTTTCTTTCCCCCAAGCGAGAGCACCAGAATGCAGATCGTTGATGGAAATGAAGGCTTTCTTCACACGTTTGGTGAGGAGTAGAGGAGGTGGTGTGAAAAGGACTGGAGAGGTGGAAGAGAACATAGCAGCAATACGCTGAATCTTGTTTTCTTCATCTTCTTTCTCTTTGGAGAACCGGAAAGAATAGGTCCGACCGTGTTTGTCTGGAGTTTGGGATTTGACCCAACCCCCGTCAGGTACACCGTCAAAGCCTAGAGCATCCATCCCATCAATCACTGCTTGTTCAGCAAGATCACGGGAATTGAGCCTTTTTTCTTTGGTAGTAATGGATTTTCGGGCTGTGGATTCGTTGACACCAAAATGGAGAGCTACATCTGTATAAGATGGTTTCCCATTTTGGACCCAGTAATCATGATACTTACTCATGGGGAGTCCTTTCCTTGAGGGTCAGGACTCCCTTAGCATGAGCCTCAGCCGTGGTAAACTTCATTTGGAACCAGCTTACGAGCTTGGATCCATCCTGTAAGATTCCCATGGAATTGGGAATGATCCCATTTTCCATTGGCTGCATTGTAGTTATCAGGTGAAGCCTGATGTTCCAGAGGCGAAGCATGAACCCGTTCATCAGTGACGAGCAGGTTGTACCGTTCAAGTTCAGCTTCAATTGAAGCCTCACCATTGAAAGGTTTGTACGAGATTCGAGCACACCGAGCAGCAGACAGCTTCTTGAGCACGTCTGTATGGTAGAGTCGTTTCTCTTCTTCGCTGATGTATGGCAGATGCCATTCACCGAATTCCAGATGCTGAACAGTGCAGTATTGCATTGCATCAGCAACCAGATTGGCAAGATCTTGAAGATGTGGTTCAGCAGCATGATGTTGACGAAGCCACAGGAAGTTCTGCCATTGGGTAGCAGTGATCAGAGTGTCGATCCACGAGAAAGGTTCCAGCAGACGATTTGGATTCTGTTTATGAATGTTCAGTCCATTAGGATCAAACAGTTCAATGACAGATTCGACAGCACGATCACGAGCAGTGAGCCAGATTTGAATGGCTTTCTGTTCTTCTTCAGGAGTCAGACGTTCAGTTCCTTGCATCCCACGCTTGTTCTTGAGCCAATGCCAAGGAACATACGGAGTGTTTTGCACTTCGTTGAGCATGGTTAGGACAGGAACTGCACGAGAAGATCGAGCATTTCGACCAAAGACTCGATGAGTCATGATCTCACCATGAATGGGACGAGGATATCTCAGTCGAATGGTGTAGATAGGAGGAGAGCCAGTGTTGCTGGCAGAGGCCAAGATGACTTCTACCTGCATTTGTGGCTGACCGGGATGATTGTAGACCAGATTACTTGTTTGCATTCTTGGTCTCCCAGAATTCAATTGCCTTGTTCAACTCAGTTTGAGCGAGCTTGGCAACATCTGCGATGTCGAGCTTGTAGTTCTTGGGAGGAGCACGATCATCAATGATCACACCCTGCATGATGTTGTGAACCAACATAGCAGTGGAGGATGCAATCAGCATGTAATGAGGAATGCCCGTATCTGCATCGAATTCTTCCCCGTCTTTCAATGCTTTACAGTGACGTTCCAGTGAGTTGATCAAGGACCGATAGCTCAGTCCTTTCTCAAAGTTGCGAGCAGCATACTTGTGTTCACCCAAGCCCAGACCGACAGCAGCCGCTGCGATTAGTTCAAATGGAACCAGATCAGTATCAATCTTGGTTCCAATGGATTCACGTTTTGCTCCCGAAGCTGTTTGTCCAACTTCTGTCATTCAGATCTCCAGTTCGATGACTTCAACACCGCAATCTTCGAAGAGTTCGAGAGATTTTGCGATGTCGAAACGCTGACGGATTTCTTCGCTGGTGCCAAAGACAACACGAGTGATTCCCGCAGCAATGATGTGCTTTGCACAGTGCTCACAGCACGGATGAGTGCAGTAGAGCGTCATTCCTAGCACGGGTTCTTTGGCATTGAGAAGAGCATTCATCTCACCATGGATGACACGAGAGTATTTCTGTGGCCTGTCAGACCACCACTCTTCTTTGTCTTCCATGGTTCGAGGAAAGCCGTTGTAGCCCATAGAAGCAATCGTCTTGTCAGGACGAATGATCACGGCTCCGACCTTGGTCGAGGGATCACGAGAGCGTTTGGAGACGGCTTCAGCCAGCCCCAAAGCCCATTCATCAAATCTGGGACGCATATTAAGCTCCAATGAATTCAATGGTTTCAGGATCTGCAACAATGACCATAGGCATTTCATAACCAATGAAAGCCGGATGGTCTGAATCAGTTGCAATGGCGATGAGGTCATTGATGTGTTGCTTTTTGTCTTCTTTGTTCAAGAAAGCAGACATCCCCATATCGTCAGCATCCTTACGGATAGCTTCTTTGACGATAGTGTTGAAATCTTTGTCACGAAATGACACATCAATGTCTGTAATGGAGAACTCTCCATCTACCCTCCAGACACAGTAAAGACGCTGGGTCATACTGCATCTCGCAGAGCAACTTTGAGACTGGTCTTCAGAGCAGCATTTTCAGTCTGCATCTCATATTGACTCTTCATGGCATCGTGCCAGCCGGAAGCCAGACGAAAGCATTCATCGTGAGCAGCGTTCAGCATCTTGTCCTGATGCAGCACTTTGGCTGACAGATCAGAGATGATCATCATCATGCCAGTCTGGGTCATTTGCATGACATCAGACAGGAACATGGTGTCATCCTTCAGATTCAGGATGTGGTGACGAGCACGAGAATGCTTCTGACGTTCCTTGTCCAGCAGATCTTGCAGAGCAATCTGAGAACGAGCGATGTCAGTCCCAGTGAAGCCCAGTTGATCGACACGCTGGTTGTTCTTCACAGCGTTTGCGACGATCTGACGGACTTCCAGCATACGCTGACGCTTGTAGCTGGGGGATTCTTCAGTCGTGATGACTTCAGTCAGTTTTGTATTGGTTTTGGTCATGATTTTCTCCAGTTTCTGATGCGATGGCCGATAAGATGCCACCACCATGCTTTGATGAAGCGGGTGGGATAGAGGATCTTGGTGACAGATTCGACGTAGTAATCAGCGTCGTCATCAGTCATCCATCCGTCACCGCGAGTGAAGTGAACTGTGATGCCACGGACTTCATAGGTCATACCAATCTGAAGTTTCCCTACGTCGAGGATACCTTCATTGATTGCGTAATCGAGTCCAAGAGATTCTTGCAGACCACCAACACAACCAGAGTAATCGTCGTAGTCGATTTCATAAGGGCAGTATTTGGAAGTCGGGTCATATGACAGGACATGGAAGACCAAATGGCCTTCTCCAGCCCAGTAGTCACGTTCTTCTTCGGGTGTGGGATGGTAGAGTTCATCCTCCAGAGTAGTCAAAAGACGTGCTTCTTCATCACCTTGCATGTTGGCTTCGGTCCAGTTCATTTGCGTTCCTCAGGAAAAGCAGCAAGAAGGGAACGAATCACCAGTCTCCAGACGTTGTAACGAAGTCTGGGATACCCAGTGACAGTTCCTGTGCGAAGAGGATTTTTCCACACTTTGGTATTGGAATACTCAGAGCCATCAGGCTGTTTGCGAGCAACCTTGCAGAGATAATTCCCAAGCTCAGACGTACTACCAACATTGGCGATGATGGTACGTCCGATCTCAGTGATTTCTCCAGTCTGAGCACTGTGAAGTTCGAGCTTGAGAACCAGCATATCACTTCTCCGGAATCAGGTAGATGTCACCATAAGTGACTGCTTTCAGGTAGTAATCTCCGATTCCCATTGTGGGAACAAACCAGATGGTTTCCCAATCAGGCTTGGGAGGAATGTTCACAACAAGGTCAGTGAAGATCACCAGTGCTTCAGGCATGATTTGTTGAACACGCTTGTAGACAGGATTGAGATTTGTACCACCTCCAGACATCACATGAATGTTGTCGAGAAGCTCATCTTCACGAAAAGTTTTTTCGAATCGAATGCCGTCATCCCAGAGCATGACAGTCATCAATTGCGGATTCAGCTTTTCTTTCAATGTCTTAGCCGAAGCCAAGAACTGCTTTTTTTGATGAGCAGTGATTGAACCAGAGACATCCAGTGCATAGACAAGATGGGTCAAACGGTTTTTGCGTCCACGTTTGGGATACTTGCCTTTGAGTCTAAGACCATCTTTGGCTTGGCGACGAGAGGGACGCATATACGTCCTTTTACCACCAGTTAGAGGATCAGTGAGATACTCTTCAAAGATCTCTTCATAGGTGGCAGTCTTAATGAAGATCCTCATTCCTTCAGTTCGAAGGATGTCTGAGTTTGTTCCAGCACCAGACCCAGCTTGCTGTCCTTGATCTACAGCTTTCTGACGATCTTTCTCATGTTCTTCAGCTTGTTGCTGAAGATCTTTGCCAGTTCCTTCAAGAGCTTGCTGAACCAGTTCTTCGATCTGATCAGTAGAAGGAGCATTGGAAGGACCGTGAGAGTTCGGATCTTTCTTACGTTCTGCATGGACAATCTTGTAGATTGCATCAGTTCCCATGCCTCTGAAGCGTTCATCAATGACCATCCCAGCACCACCAAAGTTGGTGTTGGGTTTACCAGTGTTGTTCAGAGTCGTGATGAAACCATCATTGTGGCAGTTCAGGTTGATCACATGATCACCAGCAATGTTGTAGGATTCAGGATCCTTGTCTTTTCCTCTTTCGAGGTGGTTACAAATGAGATGCCAGATCTCATGAGCAATCACGGTCTTCCGTTCTTCATGGATCATCTTGTCCCACCACTGAGGGTTGAAGAAGATGAATCCATGACCAGCACAAGCAGTAGCAATAGCTGTGCTCCAATAGAAGTTGATGTCAAAGATATACCGACTCATGCCTTTGAATCGGTTATCTGTGATCACCATTTCTTCGACATAGCTTTTCAGCGTGTCGTCAGCACTCAGAAGCTCACCAACTCCCATTGTTCCAGAGGGAGTCGAGATCGTCTTCTGGACTGATGAGGTCGATGTCTGGGTGTGGTTTAACAAACTTTCCCCAGCCTTGTTCAACATGCTCTCCATAGGATTTTCCTTTTCCACTCAAAGGGTTGTTGTTGGATGACTGTTTGTTTTGCTTCTTAAAAGGGCTGGCTCGGGTCGTTGCCCGATCCCCCTTTCTTGATAGAACCAGAAGCACCCAGCAAAGGATCAATATTCAGACGTTCAGAGGTCTCTTGCAGCAGACGTTTGTCGCTGGGAGTCTCTTTCAGCTTGCCTTTGATCTCAGACAAGAACAGTTCGCTGTACTCACCACCAACACGATTGACGTAGATCAGCACATTGTCACGGGTCTGAGAGTCAGATTCCATGAAGTATTTGGCCAGATCGTTCATCAGTCGAGCTTTGGCGACACCTGCACTGGGAACACGAGAGCTTGCAGGAGATTGAGCAATCTCCCACGGATAGGGAAGCTGGATGTTCTCGTCATAGGTTTCCTTGAACGAGCGTGCAGCCATCGGACCAACAGCAGCAGCCATGAGATTGAAGCACATGGCAGAGATGGGCTGTCCAGACATGACCATCTGACCTGTAGGAACACCAGCAGAGTCTACGCCTTCCTGTTGTTTCTTGGTCATCTTCTCATGCATGTTCACATGAGCGAAGACTTTTTCCCATCCACGAGGAGTGGGATAGGTTTCCAGTTCAGCACGTTCCTTGGCTTTGGTCGGAGCATACAGCATCTTAGGGTCTTTTTTGATGAAGTCCACGACTGCATCATTGGCTTTGGTTCCCTGTTGGGAAGCCCAGTACAGCCAGTCTTTGGTGCTGATTTTCATCTCACAGGGGAGCATACGAGTGATCAGAGTGTCAGGCAGTTCTCGTGCAATTGCAGAGTCACTGGCACGGTTGCCAGCGGCCACGACCAGACACTTGTTGTGGAACTTCTTGCCACCGACAGTCCGATCAAGGATCAAGCTGTATGCAGCAGCAAGGACTTCTTCAGTGGCTGAAGAAAGCTCATCAAGGAACAGCAGCCAGCCGCTGTAACCATCAGGAATGGGATCACCCTCAAGAGGGAACTGTTCGAAGGGGAGATACACAGCTTTGCCGCGTTTCTCATCACGCTCCGGAAGACCAGTCATGTCTTCACTCAGCATTTGGCTCAGACGAAGGTCGATCATCAAAGCATTCGCATCTTGAGCGACTTGATGGACCACCTGCGACTTACCGATGGCAGGCGGGCCAGCGATGTAAGGGACTTGCTTGAGACTGAGCGCGGCAGTCACGAACTCATACACCTCAGAAGGTGAGAGCTTCAAAACGTCGTTAGACATTGAATGCTTCCTTGTAGCTATGTTGGGGTTGAGTGAGCCTTTTTACGACGTGCTCAGGTCAGTCTCTACTTGTCTCATATCAACTATGTGCATCCATACAGGATCCCGGTTCCTGCGGTTTACTGTTGACCAGACTAAGGTGGACATCATCCTTGTGAGACAAGACAAGGATATCTCTGAAGACCATCCATTCCCACGAAAGGAAGATGATCATGATGGTCAGAAGAAAGTAGATCACATGGTGTACTCCTTCTGTTGATGTTGATCGAAAACCAAAAAAGAAGAATCAAACCAAGGGTTTGATCTTGTATCCTTTGGCTACTAGGTCTTTCTGTGTGAAGACAGCAACAGCCATTTTGGGATTTGGGTTTTGGCTCATGCCCACAAAAACAAGATCAGGTCTTTCTTCACTGACATCAGTATCAGAGTAGAAAATTGTTCTTGTGTGGTCATCCATGTAATAGTATCTGTAGTCTTGCGTCGTCGTCATGATTTCTGTCCTTCTTGCGTTGGTCAAAAAATTAACCCCTCTCTGCTGAAGTAGCAGAGAGGGGATTTTTTTACGAGAGTTTTAGTTCTCTCATTTCTTTGGCATACATCCATGTTCGTGGACCACCGGGATAATTCGGAGGCATCTCCGGATCTATTGGAATGTCACGAGGATGAATACTCCAGAACCGATAAGCAAGCTCATCAAATTCATCACGAGAGGGTATAGTTGGCATTGAGAATTACCTCCCGAGGTATTTTTCCCACTTTCCGGGCTGAGATCGGTTGTTTTGCGACTTGAGATGCAATGAATGGCAGGATGTTGCTATCATTGATGTCAGCAAGGATTGTGTTGTACTGACGGCGAAGGTCATTGCCATAGTTGGGATGGCAACGGAAGCAGTCATGCACTGTGACGAGTTGGAAAGGAACATGAGGCATGGTGACGATGAGATCTTTGATGATCTGCATGTCAACCAGTCCACAGGTATCCTCATAGAGATAGTCGAGGATACGGACACTGAGGAATCCTGATTCTTGGTACAGTTCCCAGAGGATCTGAACCATAGCAGCAGATTTACCAGTGGTTCCACCAGTCACACCTTCAGCGATGAGTTCAAGGACACGCTGCATGGTGTTGAGGTCGTACTGACAACGGCGGCACATCTCACGGACGATCATACCATCCAGAGAGTGAATGAGATTCGGTCCTAGTCCTTTATGGAACCGAGGACGTTCGTTCACTTTCTGGACGACTTGGAACTCTTCATCCAAGAACTTGAACTTGATCACGTCTTTGTCGTGAGTTTCGATGCAGGCATAGAAGTTGTCAGGCATGGTCCAATCGTAGGTGGTGCCTTCGACTTCATCCCAGAGTTCTTGGATCCCAAGGTTGAGATCCCATGCACCGGGTGCCATTTTCTCCATGGTTTCATAGAACACATCCACATCCTCACCGAATACGGCTTTGGGTGTGGCTGTTGAACCATAGAGAGCAGTCATGATGCTTTGCTTCACATCTTTGCGGTCGATATTGAGGCCAGTGTTCATGTGGAGGAACACTTCTGCATAAGCATCAAGGATGTTCTCATCGCCACCGCAGAGCTTCCAGCTTACGGGGCAGGATACCAACAAACTGAGCAGTTGGAGTCCGGACGATGCAGCATCCAGACTGATCATGTAGCCACTGGGACGATTCAGTGCAGTGTGTTCCATTGCAACATAGGCTGCCCTCAACCCCACAGGGTTGCTGGCTTCTTTGAACGTCTTCGGGTCTTTGAAGTCGATTTCCGAGAAGTGATAGATTCGTTGATCCCAACTCAGTTTCTCATAGGCTTTGTCATGTTTGCACGCGATGTCAGCCATCAGATACTCTTTACCAGTCAGTTCACGGAATTCTTGGACCTTCAGCATTTTCATTCTCCTAATGCTTGTGCTTCTTCTTGGTGAGTGAGTGGTGCAATTACGCCACAGTGCCACCAGACGTTGATCCAGTAGCCTTCTTCGTCTTTGTGGATCTCGCACCGACTCGCATGAGCCGGAACGAGGTATTTGATTATGGCTTGGGCATTGTATTTGAAGAGGTATGATTTCCTGTTGTTCATGAGTAATCCCCTTTTGCAAATCGCTGACGCTTGTTCAGTTCCACTTCCAATAAGCGTAGCTGTTCTTTCCAGATGAGAGATTTCATCAGGAAGTCACTCTTTCGAATCCCATGTCTGAGATTCTTCAGCTTTTTGGTTTTGGCATTCCGTAACTTGCAGTGGTTGCCTTCTCTGTCGATGTAACAGAAGGATGAGACAGCCTCTGCAAAGCTCCTGTATTCTGGAATGGACATTTTGAGGTAATGTCGATCCTGAACAGCAGTGAGTGGTGGCTCAGTATCTGACATCGGAATACCGATAGTAGAAGCAGAGCCATGGCCATTCACAGACTTTGAGGAAGTCATAGAGGATTGCGTGCATCGGGATCATGAGAAGATCCACTTCAGCATTGCAATGATGGCCAGCAAGTAGAACGTGATCGTGAGGATCAGAGAGCTTGCGAAGTAGACTTTCCACCAGAGAATGGGACCAGCGATCTCACGATCAATTTCTTCTTGGCTCTTCAGGTGAGGGAAATGATTGTTCATGGGTCCATCCAATATCCATTGGTCTCATCAAATTGTGTGCATTCACGGTCGATGATGAGATCAGTTGTTTGTTTGAGAATGCGGGCTGCACATTCAGCACGGCATTCAGCAGAATTGACAAACTCTTCTGTATCTTGTCCCACAGGGATTTCGAATTCGAAGAATTGGTCAGTATCTACGACGACGAGTTTGAGACCTTGCTTCTCTTCGATGCAGCGGTCGATGTCTTCACCAGTGATCACGGAATTTCTCCTCTGAATTGAGCACCCCAAATCAAGACTTGTTGTGCAAATTTGTTGGCTTTCATCGGGTCTGGATTGGGATCGTAGACCAGAAGCATTTTGTTCATGAAGATCACTTCTTGTCCTCCATGTGATAGAGATACGTGAAGAAGAACAACCACAACATTTCATAGGATGCTTTGATGTACTCTTCTTGAGCTTCAGCCAAAATCACCAAGATGATTTGGATGATGGCTGCAACTGCAACAAGAAACCTCCACCAATTCATCTTGGCAATCCTTTCATGATTGCAGGGAATAGACGTTCCATCTGCGTTTGGGTTTCGAAGGTGAGAAGAGTGGATCTGAACTCATCGAGTCCAGTCTGAATCTTCACAGCAACATGAATCCGGTCATCTTTGGTGTAACAGATGACCTCATCTCCATGGTGAGAGAGATCAAAAGGCGAATTGTTGCCTTTTGCATTGTTCTCTTTGTGGAGTTGGGTGAGATCCCATTTAGCCATTGATCATTTCCTTTCGATGTTTCCATCGCTGAGTTCATCAGCGTATTTGTACAGGAAGTAGAGGGCGAGGATTGAGAGAATCCCAATCACGGCTCCAGCAGGACAGGGCATGTGATTACCTCCGGTTGATTTCAAAGTTAATGGAAGTTGATGCAGCAGCGACTGCAACAACAGTGATTACAGCCCATTCAGGTGCTCCGAACCACATCATCAGATGGTACGAAGCCAATCCGACGAGGAGTTTCAGAATCCAGTTGAGCATGATCATGAAGATTCCGATGAGAATCATAGTGTGAATCCTTTGCAGTTGAGAGCGTGTTGTTGGCATTCATGGAAATCAGCGAGAGCATTCTCCAAAGAGTTCCATGCACGAATCTGAAGACCATATCGGACATTGAAGAGATGTCCTTTGTGATCAGTCTTCAGTAGAGTGACATCATTGATGATGTCTTGAGCCAAGATTTGAAGCATTGGTTCTCCTCATTCAGTGAAGATGGTTGCGGCCATCTTCTTGGTTTCATTCCGAGTGAGTTCACTCACGATGTTTTCCAAGGCTTGGAGTCGATCCATGATATCTACAAGCTCAAGAGATTGAGCAGGAGGAGTCATGGTAGGTTTGCCAAAGCGTTGGCCTTCGAGAACGAATGGCATCCATTCCTGTTCGAAGAAGTCTTTGGTTTCTTTCAGTCCCTCGCCAGTGATCTGGCGAAGGAGCTTGATGCAGTTGATCTTCTGGGATGAGACCACATCCACTGACATGAGTTCACGAAGTTCAGGCAGTGTTGTGAAGCGGGCATCAGCCATTGATCACTTCCTTTCTGAAGAGTTCGAGCACTGCTTTGTTGTAGTCAGTGCCTTGAGAGTTGACGTGATAGCCCACTGCATAGGTACGACCACGACGGTCATACTTGTGAGTGAGCCAGAACTCATTGCCCAGAGTCAGCAGTCCCTGCATCACCTCATAGGAGGTTTCGTAGAAGACTTTGGCTTGCTTCTGACGCTTCTGAAAATCGTCAAAGGCTTCACCATGCTTTCGCTTAGGAAGAATCATCATGCCTTCAGCAGAGGCAATCACATCGAGATTCAATGTGAGTCCTACGCTGTTGGCACGGTTGATATGGTCGAGACAGACATCTTCATTGTCGAAGACATCAGATCCATTGAGGACAATCCGACCCTTCTTGTCGAAGTATCCACTGCCCATGTGATTGTTCACCACCTTGTTGGGCTGAACGACCATTGGCAATGGGAACTGGTACAGTTCGAGGAGTTCTTCGACATCACGAGAGATCTCGTACTTCATGACGAAGCGCATGTTGTCCATGTCGAAGTCAATGAGATCGTCTTCAACGACTTCCTTGAGCATCTCAGCTACGTCCTGAGGTTCACCCCATTTGGGGGAGAACAGTCCAACCATGGTAGGCACATCAGCTTGCTTGTGCAGGTAGATTTGTACCACACAATCGAGCTTGAAAGGATCATCAGTCAGCGGTGCAAACTGATCACGAAGTACATCCATCAACTGGTTTCTGTTGTAGAGTTCTTCGAGGTTAAGCTGAGTTGTCACCATGTTAGTCATGGGTTTTTCCTTTGGTTAGGGTTTATCTTCGTTTAGTCAAAACGGGGTCATTCCTGAACTTTTAGGATTTAGGTGTTGGAACCCGAGTTGACGTGCTCAAAGAGAGGTTATCGAGCAACGCGAGACCGCCGGAGGCGGGAGAATCAGATCTCAGGTCTGTCTGTTCTCATTGAAAAAATAAGCTCTGACCCCTCAACTATTGTTGAGAGGCCAGAGTTTAGTCAGTTGAACTTCAGTTCAGATCAGGCGAACTCATCCTCACCCACGGATTCTTTCGGTCCTTTCCGATTGATCCACGGATTCACGAAGGGTTTGAGACCGAACTGAGTGAGGAAGATACCACGCTGACGTTCTTCGTGAGTGGTGATGTGCTTGCCTTTCTTGGCGGCAGGAGGCTTGCGACGACCAGCCTTGGCAGGCAGGTTCGCAGCACGACGGCTTTTGCTGGACCGCTGCCACTTGGAGGACTGGCGAGCATTGGCTTTGGAGAGACCATCAGGCATTGGAAAGTTCCTTGTGTTGGTTGGTTTGGTTTACATCGAAGTTCAAGTAGTCATGGATTACCAGCAGCAGCAGTTTGTCAGCTACAAACTGAGATTCACCGAATTTGGGAGAGAGAATCCTCCATACAGGCACAACGCTCAACGTTCTTTTTCTGACATCGACAGTAGTCAAGTTTGGTGATTTCAACTTTTTCTTGTTCTTCTTGAGTCAGACTGTAGATGAGAGCGACTACCCAGTTGGGTGTATCAACGGTGATTGCATGATGTTGCTCACCATGACGAAGGATATTCATTGGACGATCATTGTTTTGATCGTCAATTTCGACAGAGTATTTGTCGTCAATCTTGAGGATTTTCATTTCAGTTCCTTTAGTTTTCTGAGAGCCTTGGATTCGAACCAAGCTACGTTTGCACGGACGTTGTTGAGATGTGCGCTCAACATTCGGCTACCTGCACTGACCATAGTTTTCATGTCTGTCTGTCTGTCTGTCATCAGGAAGAAGTCCCTGACCTCCCAGCATAAGCTGAGAGGCCAGAGAGTTCGCTGAGATCAGCCGAACAGCGAGTCGAGATCGACATCGACCTTCGGTGTATCGACCGGAGCAACTTGCTCCTGACGACGGTAGAGTTGCACACTGAGTTGCAGCGGCATCGACTCGCCTTCGGCCAGTTTCGAGCCGTGCTCACGGATCTTCTCGATCAGAGCGTTGACGAGGATAGCTTCCTCGGCCCAATCGGGATTCCGCTCGTGCGAGTTCGCATAGATCCGGTGAGGCACCAGATCCGACACTGCCACACCACGCGGCAAGCGGTTGAACTTCATGGACGAATCACCTTCGCCCTCAACCTCGGTGACGAGACCGACGTTGATCCACAGACCAGCGTATTCGTCCTCATCGGCCTGAGCAGCCGTCTGACGAGTGGTCTGGTTGGTACGCTTCGTTGCAAGTTTGAAAGCCATCTGATTTCTCCTTCATGATGGATGTTATGGGAAGATTCCCAAGATCGCCGGAGGCGATTCTCCGACTTCAGTCACCAGAAATGACCGAAGGAAGAGAGTAATGAATGCGTTAGCATTCTCCCTTCAACGATAGAAAATTATCTGGTTGAGTGGATTATTGCAGTCACTGAAGCCCGGAACTTTGGCCTCAATGGCAGCAGATTCTTCAGGTGAACAGAGCACCGAGAGTTCGATGCCATTGACGTTGATGTTTTCATCGACTTCGAGTTTGATCCCATTTTGTGCATAGGGATCAACAATGACTCTACCCTTCTTGTAGAAGTTACGGGTCATGGTTCTTTCTTCACGAAAGAACTGCAACGTCAAAAAGATATCTGGAGATACCAGAAGATTAATATCTCCAAAGAGTTTCACAGGCATGGCATTTTGGATGTCAGAGGAATGAATGATCATGTGAGTTCTCCTTGGTTGAGGTAGAGATTTCAGGGCATACCGGGAAATGTGAAGTATAGAAAACACACGAAAATCAGGACAATGGAGATGAGTCCGATGACGTCTTCGATGAAGTGTTTCATTGGGTTTTCCTTGGTTGAGATTGATTGCTGTTTTCGAAGTGAGCGAGAATGGTCTTTGCTGCGGCAACGGCTTCATCTTCAGAAAGATTGACAGTTGAAGTAAGACCACATTCATTCATATGAAACACAACCAGATTATTTGTTGTGTCATTACGGACAGAAGTAAACCCATAGATGTGGGGTTCTTCTGTGATTGGTTTGAGGTATTCGTTGAAGAAGATCAGCATTTGGATCTCTTAGGTTTTAGGGTGAGTTTAGTCAGAAGATAGAGGTTTCTATCTGTCTGTCTGGTAAACGGCTTTGCCCTCACCACCCTTAGGTGATGAGAGCGAGAGAGTTACGAGAACTCCTTTTCGAGAGAGGCGTAGATTGCGGCCAGTTTCTCGTCTGCGTCCAGCTTGGTCTGGAGTGCAGCCAGTGTCTCGGCAGTGGAGACCATGACTTCTTGTTTGTCAGTGAGCTTCTGACTCACCGCTCTGTTGTGGACATAGGTGGTGGCCATGGAGACGCTTTCTCCTGCGGTGTTGGCCACGTCGGTAACGGTATCGAAGATGGAGGTGATGGCATTGGATGCGGAACGGAAGATACCCATGGTGTGTGCTCCTGTGCTG